TGATGTAGGTATTTGGGATGAGTGGGCTGATGAAAAAGGCAATCTAGGTCCGGTATATGGAAAACAATGGAGAGCATGGGAAGCATTTCACCCACTAGCCCAAGGACCAGCAACTAAAGCTACCTTGATAGAAAAAGGGTTTCCTGCGGCAGAACAAATGCTAGAAGATGATACAGAGTACTGGTCTAGGCTAGATGTAGTAACTCAGATAGACCAAATCGCAGAAGTAATACAAAGAATAAGAGATAATCCAATGGATAGGCGTTTAATAGTAAATGCTTGGAATCCTGCAGATATCCCTAGTATGGCTCTTCCCCCTTGTCACATGATGTTTCAGTTCTACTGCCATGTAGACGGCGGGTTAAGCTTAAAAATGTATCAAAGAAGCGCAGATTTATTTCTTGGCGTTCCTTTCAATATTGCCAGCTACGCTTTACTGCTAGCAATGGTAGCCCAGGTTACGGGGCGACATGCGAAGAAGTTCATTCACACAATGGGCGATGCGCATATCTATAGTAACCACATCGATCAGGTTAAATTACAACTTAGTAGGGAAGTTAAAAACCTGCCTAAACTAAACTTAAATCCAGCGATAAAGGAAATAGATGATTTTACCTTTGAAGATATTAATTTAGAGGGCTACGACCCGCATCCTGGCATTAAAGGAAAAGTAGCTATTTAATGTCGAGAAGAAGAAAACGCGAAAAGCTAGACGGGGACTTAGGTTATACGCCTGAGGAATCACATTACGCTCAAAAAGAGACTAAGCAGTATAGGGCTATTACAGCCAAAAATGCTGCTCAAAAACACTATCTCATTAGTATGCAAGAACACAACATAACTTTTGGTGTAGGTCCCGCAGGCACAGGTAAAACATACTTATGCGGGGCTGTAGCAGCACAAGACTTAGTAGATAAAAAAGTTGAGAAAATTGTAATTACTAGACCTGTAGTAGAGGCGGAGGAGGCGTTAGGCTTTCTTCCAGGAAGTATAGAGGAGAAATTTGCTCCGTACTTCAGACCTTTCAGAGACGTATTAGATGAAAGACTGGGTAAAACTCATGTTGATTATTTAATAAAACTAGGGTACATTGAGATAGCTCCTCTAGCATACATGCGTGGAAGAAGCTTTAAAAACTGCTGGGTAGTGTTAGACGAAGCACAGAATACTACCCCCAATCAAATGAAACTATTCTTAACCAGACTAGGAGAAGGTTGTAAAGTAGTAGTTAATGGCGACTTAAATCAGAAAGATATACTTGGACAGTCAGGGCTAGAGGACGCAGTAAGAACTCTAGAGCATCTAACTAAGATAGGCTTTAGTTACTTTACTAAGGCGGACATTGTTAGAAGCGGTATTGTTCAAGAAATCGTAGAAGCCTATGAAGATGCCGAATCTTTGACTTGATTTGGCAAGTCAAACAAAGTATAATAGTTACTTAATTTGATGAAAAAGGAAATAGCAATAATGTCAGTAAGTTTAATAGCAGCAGTATCTTCAAATGGTGTCATCGGCAACGAGCTAAACGAAATGCCTTGGGAACCAATTTTGGAAGACCTGAAAAACTTTAGAGATATTACTACTGGCAATATTATTGTTATGGGGGCGCGTACATTTGAGAGTATCAACTGTATGCCCCTCCCTAATAGGGTTAATGTTGTCTTTACGCGTAGAATTAAGCCAGAGTATCCACGAAAAGGAGTTGTATATTTCAACAGTGAGTCGGATTTCTTAAAAGCATATGACGTAGTTAAAGATGATATTTTCATTATTGGTGGCTCTAACATTTTCAAAATGTTTATGCCCATAGCAGATAGCATGTACCTTACTGAAATAAAGAAAGCGTATATTGGAAACATTAGATTTCCTATTATCAATAAGAAAGATTGGAAAAAGGAAGTCCTTGCTACAAGTAAACAAGGTGATGTTGAGTTTGACTTTACAGAATATACTAGGGGGTAGTTATGATTGAGCAATTTGAGTACACAAAAGATTCTGGTGATGTTAGTCAGCGCACTGTTATTTTGCTGAATAAGCCCTCAGATAAAATACTAGCCTTAGATGTGACTGAGTTCAGTACAGCAGAGCGTGAATATTACAATGAATCTGTCGAAGATGCTCAGGAAATTTTCAAAGAAACAATTAAAAACCTAGGACTTGGTAGCCAGTACCGATACTTCAAAAAAGCAGGAATTACTACGTATGAATAATAGGCTTATATTAACAGTAACAGAGTTAAAAACTGAGGACTGTTTAGTAGTTAGCGACTCCAAAGGCACTAGGAATGTGCAGGCAGGGGACGAACTGTATGTAGATGATGAAATAATATCGGGAAGCCTTCTACTAGAGGTGGTTGGTCAGTACGCTAATGGTACGGCTGACTGGGAAGAAGAAATTGAACTTACCGAGAACGATGAAGTATTAGTCGCTCTCTACTCGTACGGCATAAAAGTGCCGAAGGAATTATTAGATGGATTATTTAGTGGCAGTATACGTAATGTTAACGCTACTTCAAGCGATAGTGAGTAACTGGTGTTTTTATGTTTTTGAAACGGCTAGATTTATGCACTTTATGAAGCACTTTCATATACTATAAATTTATAGCGTGAAAAAATAAAACTTGAATAAGTAGAGCTTAAGTAGTATAATAGTTAAATAAGTTGGAATATTGGTTGTCTATAAACACTAAAGGTATGCAAATGAGTGAAGAATGGAACGATGGATATATTATAGAGGGCTTAGACAGGCTGCATATTATAACCTGCAATTTAGATGAACATATCAAAGACCACCCTGCAGTAGTAAAAGCAGAGCAACGTAAAAATATAAAGAAAGCAATTAAACTGTTAATGAAAGCCTACCAAGCGGTAGGAAATTTAGATAACGAATAAAAGAATAATTCCAGTTGGCGCGCAAGGTGTTGCGAGGTGACTGTTAATCACTTGTAGCTAGGGTCGATTCCTAGATCTGGAGCATTCGAGCGAAAAAGGAGATATCCTCTGGAAGCCCTTGTAGCTTTCTAGCTCCAAATATAAATGAAGGTATAAATGAATAATTCAACATTAGATGCTTATATTTTCATTAAGAATGCGTTACTAACCAGTAAGCTTTCTGATGGTAGAAAACTACTGAACATAAACCAGTTCTTTAATACTCATATAAGCTACGAGAAAGACGACAAAGACTACTGGCAAACACTAAATGAAACTTTAGTTAGGGGAAGGGGAGATTGTGAAGATTTCGCAATAGCTAAATACACTCTAGCTTTAAAGGTTGGTATAAAGCCTGAAGATTTAATGCTAGTATATTGCGTTCAAGAAGCTAAACAAGCACATCTAGTATTAGTTTGGAATAGCGTAGTCTACGATAATGCTGTAGAAGACGCTATAGAATGTAAGCACTCTAAGCTAGTGCCAGTATACGGCTTCAATATAGGCAGTAGATTTCTCATAGATAAAGAATGGAATAAAATCTCAACAAAACACTTCCCACTTAAGATGTGGGACTCTTTAAATTTAAAGGTATAAACAATATGGGTATATTTACTAAGGGTGTGCAAGAAACTCCAGAGGTAAGTGATTTAGATTTACAATACCTGGCGGCAGCATCTATACTAGGTGCGCAGGCAGGAAGTGTACCGACACAAAAAGCTATTGAAATAGCTATAAATAAAGCTATGATGCTCTATGAAGCTATGTACTTAACAGAAAAAAGTCCTCCAACAGAATAATTAACTTGAATTAGTAGTCTGATTTCGGTATAATAGTTTTCTGAATTGGAGAAAGCAATTTTACTGTTTAAGGTTTCAAAATTTTCACTTGAAATTGTCTAACTAATCAAGTATAATAGTTACATAAGATTGAGAAATCGGAGACGGTTTCAAAACGCAAGGCAACGGCGTTACACTTCCCACAGGTTTAGGGTGTTTTAGGTCAGACCTTGTCTATGTCTCTTTACGAAGAGAGAGCAAGAAAGATAAAAACTTAATTTCTGGTAAAACCCTTCCCAGAAGCCGACAATTATATGGCTTGGCATGAGAACTAGACGTGAGTTTAGGGAAAGGATAGAAGCAACAACTATCCGCCGCCGCAAGGTGGTCAACCCAAGCAAGCCCAACCCGCTTCCGCAAGGAAGTCTTCAGCAACCTCGGAAGCTGGAGAATATTAGAACGTAAAGATAAGAAAAACATACTGGGTAACTCCGAAGTATGAAACTGCTGTGAGAGGCAAGTACTTATACTCAAACTTTATCACTAAAAATGGGGAAAGGTAGGAACATTAGTCCAAGTCTAATAAACAAGGGCAGGCTCTAGTTTGATAGGAAATGGGTGGCGTGTGAAAGCGTTCAAACATTATCTTGAAAGACAGCTAAGTAACGTAATTGCGTGAAAGGCAATAGCTGAGTGTATTATACCGTAGTTCAAAAGATTACGGCATTACTGGTTGCGCACTTAGTAGTTGAAATATAAACTTTGTTTTGGTAAACAATAGACTCGTAATCTATCATACGGTTCAAATCCGTTGTATAAATGCAAAGACGTAACCGCTACATATCGTAAATGGTCAAATTCTGGAAACGAAAGTTAATCCAGATCTTAGACACTCGCAAGGTGAATAAGTTTTATACTGAACGCAACGACCTGTCCTTTAGCGGGGATAGCCGAAACAGAAGGTGTAGAGTAGATATGTAGGACAGAGCCAGCTGCCCAGCTCTTTAATCAAAGGCGACCATGAGCATCAACTTCCGAGAGGAAGTGGACAAGCGACTAACAAATAAGGTTAGCGAATGGGTGTTTAGTTAAAGGTGTAATCTCAACCTTAACACAATATAAGTAAGTAGTTTAGAAGTCTCTTAATATAAATACTGTCTGCCAAGATGCGTTTGTTTTAAGCCGTGCTAGACTACTTTCTTATATTAAAATAGTAGCAGGCTACAGTTCTTAGAAAATATTCGGTTATTCCTCCAAATACCTCTTTTCTTTGCTGTTGTCTGCTTTTTTTATCTCTAAAATAAGCAGGCATAAATGGCACGTATAAAAAAATTTACTTGGGACGTTGAGACTGCTGGACTAGATTCTAAAAAAGATTCAATTTTACAGTTTGCCGCTATCATTGAGGTTAATGATATAGAAGTAGAAAGACTAAACTGGTTTATAGAGCCAGAAGACTGGGCTAAGTGTGCTCCTGAAGCACTAGCAATAAATGGGATGGATAAGCATTTTGCGGAAGACCCTAGCAAGTTCATAACTCAAGCACAATTTTACAAAGATTTGATAAAAGTACTAAGTAAGTATATAAATAAGTTTGATGCACAGGACAAGTTCTATATGGTTGGGTATAACAGTCATGCCTTTGATGCACAGTTCTTAAGAACCTTATTTCTAGCCAATGGGAACAACTTCTTTGGCTCTTACTTCTGGAACCCTAACGTGGACGTAATGCTTTTAGCTATGGCGGCATGTATAGGGCAGCGACATAATCTACCGAATTTTAAGCTGGGAACAGTTGCTAAGAGTTTGGGTATAGTAATTGATGAAGATAGACTACATGATGGTCTTTATGACGTAGAGGTTACTAGAGATATGTTTAAGATTTTAGATAAAGAACTAGGACTAACTTAATGGCGACACTAGACGAATTAAATGCATCAATGAAAGTTCCTGAAAGATGGGATGCTCAACCTATACCTTACATTATAACAGACGAGAGTGTAGAACTGCAGGTATCTGATGAAGAGGAAGAATTAGAGGACTTAACTATAGCATTAGAAGACTTACCACCCACAGAAGCTGGGGCAACTGGTGTAGCTGGAAATGAAGGACACGCCCCTGTAGTGGTAGAATACTTAACACAGGAAGCTGAGGTTACTAGCGGGTTTGATACTACAGGTATAACACAAGAGTTTCAAGAGCGTGTAAACGAATATGCAGGGCTAGTAGAAGAAGAAGAGCGCATAGCGTTTAATACAGAAGTTAAAGAGAAGCAGGACGACGAGCCAATCATCATTATTATAGATGATGATGTATTAGACCCTGAAGTGCCAGATATCTTAGACCCTGAAGTGCCAGATATCTTAGACCCTGAAGTGCCAGATATCTTAGACCCTGAGGTGCCAGATATCTTAGACCCTGAGGTGCCTGAGAAGCAGTTCCAAAATAACGGCTTTGGTAATGGAGACCAAGATGCTCCAGGTAACTCAGAGTTTAACAACAAAGCAGAAAATGCAGGCGGAAATCAAGATGGAACAAGCAATGCACCCGGCAATAGTAACCACGCATTAGACATTCCGCAGCCGCACGTAGATTTGAGTTAAAAAATAATGCTGGAGTGGTAGACACGCTAGATTTAGGTTCTAGTGCCTTAGGTGTGAGAGTTCGAGTCTCTCCTTCAGTACCAAATAAAGGAAACAAATGTTTTTAGAAACAGTAACACGAATGGGTTTAGCAGATGCTATTTACTCAAAAGGTAAGAGAGTTCCAAAGTGGGCTTCCGAAGACGAAACTAAAGCTTACGAGTTAGGTTTCAGTTTTGGGAAGGCTCAGATAGTATAAAAATATTGAGTTGATTTCCTTTATTAAATTGCGTATAATAGTATTTTAATTTGAGGAAAAGATATGAATATTTTTGTGCTTGATAAATCTCCCCAAAAAGCGGCTGAACAGCACTGTGACAAGCACGTAATAAAAATGATTCTAGAGTCTTGTCAGATACTAAGTACAGTACATCGTTTTTTAGATGGTAAAGAGTACACTGAGCTATCAGCAAGCAAACGCCGCTTAAAACGTTGGAGACTTGCAGATGATAGAGAAGAGTTATTATACAAAGCTACGCATGTAAATCACCCCTGCACTGTGTGGGCTAGGGAAAACTCTGCTAACTATGCTTGGCTAGTAGAGTTAACTAAATGTTTATCCGCTGAGTACACATACAGGTATGGTAAAGTACATAAGTGTAAGCAAATAGGCTTAATTGATAAACTACAAAGCCTGCCTACTAGTATTAAAGTCGTGAGTTATTCTGAGCCTAAAACATGGGCACAAGCACTGCCAGAAGAGTATAAAAACTTAAAAGATCCTGTAGGTGCGTACAGAAATATGTATGTGTTTGAGAAAGAGGATCTACTATACTGGAAAGTTAGAAAACCTCCAGAGTGGGTTGGAAAAGCGTTAATTAAAAGAAATGAAAAACATCAGTAAATATTGATTTGAATTCTTCTGTCAAAACAAGTATAATAGTTACTTAAGATTGATAAAAAGGAAAAGACAATGATAGACTTCAATAGCTGGATAGCTCAGTATAATGATACGGTTTCTGGGGGCATGCTGCGTATAGGTCAAGTATTATTTAATGCTTTATATGTAGTAAGACCTGATTTAGCAGAGGAAATAAGAGCTACAATCTTAGACCCTTTCTTTGCAGATAGCTGGGAAGATGAAAGAATTAAAAACTTCTTAGTATTTGTAGAGAATAACTGGTAATTTACTTGATTTAAGTTGCTAAACAAAGTATAATAGTTACTTAAGATTGAGAAAAAGGAAAGAAGCATGTCAAAACCTAAAAATCATATGGAAGAAAAGATAGCTGCGGCAGTGCGGGAGTTAAAAGCTGCATTAGATAAGATCCCAGAAGCAGACATGGTAAAGTTTTTAAGGGCTTTAGATAACTCAAGGCTAGCAAACCCTAACGAACCTGCCTTTCCTTTTAAGAAAGAATAAAATTGATTTGATTTAAGTTACTAAACAAAGTATAATAGTTACTTAAGATTGAGAAAAAGAATATATAGCGAGTATGGAGAAATGGAGTCTTGACAGTCTCATAAGCTGTACACCGGTGGGTTCGAATCCTACACTCGCTACCATTTATTTGCTGGAACAAAAGCCAAAAAGTAGAGATACTCGCCTCAATGAGAGGTTTAAGAAAGAGCAGTTCTGGGAAGGTAAAGCAGGCACGACAGGTTCTGTTAAAATCCCCTACCAAGTAGGGGTATATTATATAAAGTTTTAGTATATGGGATCTCCCAAGCGTACGTACTGCAGTGCAAGAAGCTAAGAACCTGAATAACTACAGCTGGACTCGTAGTACATATACTAAAAAGTTAATTTACGGGGTAGGTAGAGGGCTACACCACTCCCTTGCACGGAGAGGTTCCTGGGTTCAATTCCCAGTTACTCCACCATATTAAAGTCGATTAGCTTAGTGGCAAAAGCAACTCCCTTACAAGGAGAGGATCCTCAGTTCGAGTCTGAGATTGACTACCATTTTATACGCCTCAAGCTTAAGAGGTATAAGCATTCGGCTCATAACCGAGAGATACGGGGTTCGAATCCCTGGGGGCGTACCAATTTAAGCGTTTATCGTTCAAGTGGATAGGACATGGGATTTCTACTCCCAGAATCAGGGTTCGAGTCCTTGTAAGCGCACCACATTAATAGGGTATTTGATAGTGATAGCATGTGTATGCTTAAAAGTTAGTTCCTTAGAACTATCTAAGTATAAGTCCTTAAAAGACTTAATAGAGAAAACAAAAGCAGGAAGTAAGTGCGGTACGTGTATGTCGTATCTAGAAGAACATTATAGAAATGTAGCTTAACTGGTGGAGCGCTCGCCTCATACGCGGTAAGGACTTAGTTCGACTCTAAGCATTTCTACCAAATAATGCACAGGTGGCTGAACGGCTTAGGCGGGGGCTTGCAAACCCACTTTATGCTGGTTCGAATCCCTCGCCCTTTGCCAAATATTTATTTGATTTACTCTACTCATTATAGTATAATAGTTACTTAATTAGGAGAAAAGCAAATGAAGAAAGAAAAACGTAAAAAAGTAAAGCTTAAGAAGATACCTAAGAATGCTACACCTATGTTTCCGCAGGATAGCGATAGTTATATAACTTGGTCAACTTGGAGTTAAAAATGATTAACAAACTACTAGAAGTATTAGCAGGAGCAGGGTACGATATTTATGAGCCAGATGCGGTACGTGATTTAGCTAGTGAGTTGCGCTCATATGCAGAGAACCTAGAAGAGCGTAATGAGATTGAAAGCCACATGTATGATATTGGGCTTTTAATGGATGATGCAGAAGCATCAGAAGATACTGACAGATTCCAAGAGTTAGAAATCGAGTTAGGCGACTTAGAAAGTGAACTGGAGAACTTATAATGGAAGATGAACTAGAAGAGCTTTATGCTGGTTCGAATCCAATCTTGTGCTCCAAACATTGCGGGTATGATCAAGGCGATCCGCCAGCCTTCCAAGCTGCGCAGTAGGGGTTCGAATCCCCTTATCCGCTCCATTATTTAGTAAGTATGTAGGTTCGTCTAATGGCTAAGACTTCCCTATCATGGGTAAATGCGGGTTCGAGTCCCATAAATACATACTTATTATTTTTTACAGTCCTATAGCTCAGTTGGCAGAGCAAGCGACCGATAATCGCTGTGTCCCTAGTTCGAATCTAGGTAGGACTACCAAATATTGCCTTAGCCCGCCCGCTTCCACTAAAAGTAAATTTAAGTAAGGTAACAGCTATGACGATAGTATGCCTGGGTGCACAGTTAATTGCTGAGGGTTCGACTCCCCTGTTGCCTTTCCTAAATTTATTTGAGATATAGAAATGTCAAGACAACTATTAGAAGATATGCTTTATGAGGCTAAGACTAACTCACAAGGCGAAGAAGTGTCGCTAGAGTATGCGTACATATGCTTCATCGGGTTTTACGACCTAACAAAAGAAGAACGCGAATCCTTAGATACGGAAATGTTGCGCACTAACCTAATACATTACATAGAGCCTAGGGACAATATGTGCTTAGTTCTAAAGAATATGACGGTAGATACTGCGTTGCATTATTTATCTAGAATACAATAGCTTCCTAGCCCAATGTTAGAGCACCAAGCTTTTAACTCGTAGGTTTTGGGTTCAAGTCCCAAGGAAGCTACCAACAAGGATAAGGGACAGGAACTGCTTCCTGCTTATCGACGCCTATAAACGGCTTAGCAGACATTTTTATGGCGAATTCGTATAGTGGAAATTACAGGGGATTGTCGATCCTCATAGAAGAGTTCAATTATCTTATTCGCTGCCAATTATGCACTTATCGTCTAAAGGTAAGGACACGGGGTTTTCAATCCTGTAATCGTGGGTTCAAGTCCCCGTAAGTGTACCATTTTTAGTACCCAGCCACTTAATAAAGATATATGCGGAGTCTTAGGGGATTAACGACCAAGAAGTACCGTCCTAGGAAGCGAACATCAGTCGCTCCTTTACTTTCCGCGGGTCTAGTCAGTAACTATATATTACTGATGTGGGTACTTTTTTCCTATCTACCACGTGTAGAAAAGGTTACGATACCGTCTTAGGGCGCTATCAGCTTTATTATATCCAGTATGGAGAGTCTATGGACTTACTTGAAAAGTATATGGTAGATATTAGACAAAGCCATAGAAAAAGGGAAGCAATCGAAAATCTGATCAATGAGATAGATGATCACTTAACTCCGTTGCTAAGAGAACTAAGAGCACTAGAAGATATTGCCCTTATTCAAAGACTTGTAGACTATTTACCTAAAGGGTATCATAAACAGCTTGCAGAACATCATATAATGAAGTTAACCCTGCAAGGCTCAGAAACTTAGAATTGTTGTATGAAGCAGACAACAGACCTCTTGGACGGCGGTTCGACTCCGCCCTACTCCACCATATAACTTTTTACTATTAGTTATGCTTATACGGGTAATCTAATACCTTAGGAATAAAGAGTACCACCTCTAGCAGAAGCGTATTCTTCTCAAAATCTATTCGGCGTTAAAACCCGATGTACTGTTTTTAGGGGGCAGTGTCGCGGATCGTATCCGTGAAAGATATTACTGTAAAAAGTTATATGATGGGGTAGCTTGGTTTCGACAGGAGGGGGAAGGCAAGTGGACAACACGAGCGGAAATACTCGTAAAACAGAATGAACTAACTTAAACGCAAATGACAACATTTACGCTCTAGCAGCTTAGGCTCTAGATGTGGTGGGTACTACCATATAAACTAAGTGCCAAAATTAAAAATTCAGGAAATTACTGAGAAATTTTAAGGATTTTTCTATTACAAAAATTCTTATTTTGCTATATAATATATATAAGTGCTGAAAATTTTAGCACTGTATCCTAACAAAAATAATTAGAGGAAGTTTTTTATGTGGACAAAACCTGAATACTCAGATATGCGCTTTGGCTTTGAAGTAACAATGTATATCTGCACACGCTAGAATTTAAACTAATGGCGACTTATCTATGTAATTAGATGGGTCGCTTTTTTGTCTCTGGAGAAAAGAAAATGAACCAAAAGAAAGCAAAAAGACTTCACAGAATAGCAGAAGCAAGCACACAAGGAATTCCTGGTGTTAGTTACGAACTGGGACAGCCTTCTAGATATGAAGCTAGACGCAACGATGCAGGTGACTTCTTGGTACCTTATATCTTTGATAAAGCAGCACGCGGGGTACCTAAAAAGCTAGGCTACTGCACTCGTTCTGTATACCAAAAAATGAAAAAGTTAAATGGATAGCCTAGAGCTAGTAGAGTTACGACAGCATCTGGAAGACTACGAGCAACTTCTACTAAAGACAGGCGATTTAGACAAAGCCAGCATAGTACTTGAATTTATAGAAGATCACCTAGAAAATGCTTGATATAGCAATAATCTGCCTCACCGCCGCAATTTACCACGAAGCCAGGGGCGAGCCCCTAATAGGTCAAAGAGCGGTAGCAGAGGTAATTATTAATAGAGTAGAAAGCAAGCATTGGCCTAATACTATATGTGAAGTAGTAAAACAAAAGAACCAGTTTTCTTTCTACGATGAGAAAAAGCCTAAAAGAATACTAAACTGGGAAGCAGAAGCTGTAGCCTTTACTATCGCTAGCAACTATATAATATATGGCTCGCAAGGGATAGTATCAGGCGCTACGTGCTACACCACCTTAGAGATAAATAACAGTTGGACTCAACATTACCAGGTCTTAAAAAAGATAGGTAGCCACAAGTTCATAGACTGTCTAAGAAAGAAAAGATAAATATTCACTTGCTTTGTTATGCTTAATTCGGTATAATAGTTACATAATCTGAGGGAAAGGGAAAGAAATGAAATTTAGCAAAGAAGATAACAAAGCAATAAAAGCAACATACCTAGAAAATAACCAAGAGCAAACAGAAAAAACCTCTAAAGAGGCAGTATATGGGCTTGCAGAGATGTATGGTTGTGAGTACGGTGATATTGTTAAAGAGCTGCTAGTCGTATAACCTATTAGAAATTTATTTACTTGATTTACCAAGTTAAACAAAGTATAATAGTTACTTAAGATTGATAAACAAACCAACAAAGAGGAATAAAAATGAGCACAGCGTGGACAGATGAATTAAAAGCAGAAGTAGTTCAAACTTACCAAGATCGTAACCCTACTCCTGAAAACTCAATGGATATCGTTAAAGAATTAGCAGAAGAATACGAAAAGACTGCAAACGGCATCCGTATGATTTTAACATCAGCAGATGTATATGTGAAAAAAGCAGCAGCAACTCCTGCCGCTAAGAAAGAAGGTGCAGCTCCTCGTGTTAATAAAGCAGAATGTATTGCAGCATTAAGTGCCGCTATTACAGAAGCTGGTGGCGAGATTGACGATGAAATCCTGAGCAAGTTAACAGGTAAAGCGGCAGTTTACTTTACAGCGGTATTAGCTGCTTCAAAGTAATTTATTGGGTATAAGGAGTGCTAGAAGATGGCTAGAGTTAAAGTTAAAGACCATGAAAATTTAACAGATGCTAACATATCTAAAGTGATTGAGCTGTTAGGCTCTAGCACTCCTATAACTAAGAAAGCGGCGTGTGAGGTACTAAACATATCTTATAATACTACTAGACTAGCTAAGATATTGGAAGATTGGCAAGACCAGAAAGTATATGCTAAAAAACGAAGGGCAGAGTTAAGGGCTAAGCCTGTAACTATAGAAGATGTTAAGTACATTATCTCTGAGTATTTAGATGGTGTTGCAGTACAGGAAATATCTGAGCGCACTTTTAGAAGTGCTTCGGTACTAAAGAAAGTACTAGAAAAGTATAAAGTACCTTTGCGTGAAGTAGGTAGCAGTTACTTTAATCCTGTAGTTCTACCAGATGATGGCTACTCTAAAGAGTATGCTGTTGGGGATTTAGTCTTCAGTGCTAGATATAATGTTCCAGCACGGATAGAGGCTTTTAGGTCTAAAGATAAAACGCATGGTAACGTATACCAGATATATTTACTTGGTAACGAAAAACAGAAAGCGTATCAGCCTGCGTATGAGTTGGGCGACTTAAGGTTCTTGGAAGAAGATTTAGGTATAAAACTTGCTAAATAGGGGGAAGTATGAAAGATAAAGAACTGCGACAAGCTTTGAAAGATGCTGGTATATTTTATGACTTAGAATACGGGCACGTGGCTACGCGAGAACTAGTATATACATTAGGTGCTGGGGTTGATAGTTTCGTTATTAAAAGTATGACAGATAATATTAAAAGACTACAGGAACAGGTAGAAATGCTATTAAACTACCTTAATGTTAGAGAAGTAGAAGCCCACAAATCGTTAGTAGATAAGGAAGAAGAATGAGCAAATTAAAGATCTCAGCAAATCGTAAAGCGCAGTCAAACACATACAAGCTAGAAGGGCGTTTTGACAAAAATAAGAAACGTAAGCTAGAACGGCACTTGAAGAAGTTCCCAAATGATGCACAAGCAAGTAAAGCCTTGAAAGGCGATAACTTTACCTTTCGTAAAGCTCCTCGGTCAGTAGTGCACAAGTTTATTACTATTACTAAGAAAACTGCCAAAGGTAAAACCTTCCAGGTTAAAGAAGTTGCTCGTCCACGTAAACTTAAAGCATCTGGTTATGTTAACGGAATTGCGGTTATTGTGGACAATACAGGCAAGAATGCGTTTCAGTTGGCTTTAGAATCAGCAAAAGGGTAGAAAATGACAACAGCAGTAGAGAGACTTTTAGATAGGGCTTGTTCCGCATACTACAAAGGAGAGCCTCTAATGACAGATGCTCAATTTGATAGCTTAGCAGATAAGTACAACTATCAGAAAATTGGGTCTACTGTGTTAGAGCCTTGGAGTCCTACAGTAACACACGTATTCAAGATGTATTCCTTAAGTAAGGTATATGATGATGAAGAATACAATATATATTACCCTGAAGATCATTGGGTTAAAACCCCTAAGCTGGATGGTGCGGCTGTAGAAGTAACCTATATTGATGGGCATTTAGCTGTGGCTGCTACTCGTGGCGATGGCGTAAAGGGTCAGGATATTACAGAGAAGATGTTATTGTTAGTACCTGACTTGATACCTGTAGAGGGAAATACCCAGATAGTTGGAGAAGTAGTAGTTGTAGATAAAAACATTGAGAACTCTAGAAACTATGCCTCTGGTGCTTTGAACCTTAAAGATATCGAAGAGTTCAAAACTAGAATACCAAACCTAGTATTTATTGCGTACAACTACCAAAATACAAAAGAAACAGATAGAGTCACATACATTGATAGTATGGATTGGATATTTTCATTCGGATTTAATGTAGCAACTAAAGTGCTAAAAGGGCACACATACCCTACTGATGGAGAAGTGTTTCGCTTAGACTCTAATGAAGAGTTTTATAAACTAGGATTCACCTCTAAGTTCCCAAGAGGAGCATATGCAAGAAAGCAATCAAACGCTGTGGAGATTGAAGAAACTGAATTACTAGAGGTAATTTGGCAAGTAGGTCCAAGTGGTAAAGTTACTCCTGTTGCTATATTTGAGGAAGTAGTTATAGATGATGCTAAGATTACCCGTGCAAGCCTTCATAATCCTGGCTTTATCGAGGATATGGATTTAGATGTTGGAGATACAATATTGGTCACTAGGGCTGGTGGCGTAATACCAAGAATATTGGGGAAAGTATAGTGACAGACGAAGAAATAAACAAACTTACTATAGCCGAGTGTATAGAAGCAATAAAAGAAGTAAAAAACAAAGAAGCAAATAGAAAGGTAAAAATAGCAAGTCTGAGGAAGGATATAGGGCTTCTAAATAATAAACTAGAGGCTCTGGAAGGGAGGGACATGTGGTGCAGTCCAGGAGATATCTTCTACCTAGAAAAAAGGCTGATAGACTTAGTACTTCAGGAGAATAATTTTACCCCCGCGCCGACTACCAAGATTTTAGACTGACTTTTTAAGTATTACTTACGGGTGTTAATAAATTCGCTTGATTTTATCAGCCGATCAAAGTATAATATACATAATGAAAAAATAAAATAGCGAGGGTAACAAAATGTTAAGCATTCCAACTCACTGCCCTTGTTGCGAAAGTTTACTTGAAAGGGTAACAGACCAGCTATTTTGTAGAAACGCAAGCTGTGAAGCTCAGAACTCGAAGCGTGTAGCTAGCTTTACAAACAAAGCTAAAATTAAAGGCTTCGGAGATAAAACTTTAGAAAAGCTAGGAGTAACTAGCATCCCTGATTTATATGAAGTTACACTAAGTAATCTAGTAGAAGTTATGGGATTAAAAATGGGCGAAAAACTCTTTACAGAGTTGGAAACCTCTAAAACAATGACATTAGCTACTTTCTTATCTGCACTAAGTATACCGCTGATCGGGAGATCCGCATCAGATAAGTTAGTTACTGTCATTTCCTCTATTGAGGATATTAACCAAGAATCCTGTAAAGAAGCAGGCTTGGGAGAAAAAGCAACAGCAAGTCTCGTTAATTGGATAATAAGCGAGTACCCTAACTATAGTGAGATTCCTTTTAGTTTTACGGTAGAAAAACCGAGCACTAGTATTAAACTAGATGCAAACATTACTGTTTGTTGTACTGGTAAGATAGAAGGGCACACTCGTAACTCTTTAGCAGAGTTACTAAATAGCTTAGGCGTGAAAGTTGGAAGCTCTGTCACAGGAAGTACAGCGTACTTGATATGTGAGGAGTTAAAAGGTTCTAGTAAAGAGAAGAAAGCAGAAGCTCTTGGAATCGAAATTATATCATTAACTAATTTTTTAAATAGGAAATAAAACATGTCAACATTACCAAAATGGGATGAAGCTCGCGAAGCAACTTTAGTAGGTCTAGTAGGCGGAGTATCTGCAACAGAGATCCTAACGTCAGCAGTAGAGTCAGCGGCAACAGTATTAGAAACATCAACTCGTTCAGTAGCCTCTAAGCTACGTCGTATGGGTTATACAGTAGAATCATCTGTTAAAGAGCGCGTAAAAAGCTTTACAGATGCAGAAGAAGCAGAATTAGCGGCTTTCGTTGAAGACAATAGTGGTTCATTCACATATGCAGAAATTGCAGCTTCAGCGTTGGGCGGAAGTCACACAGCTAAGTCAATTCAAGGTAAGCTTTTAAGCATGGAATTAACTTCTCATGTTAAAGCTACTCCGAAGCAAGAAATTGCTAAAAAATATTCTGAAGCAGAAGAAGCTAAGTTTATTGCTATGGCTAAAGACGGCGCTTTCATTGAAGGTATTGCAGAAGCTTTAGGTAAATCAATCCAGTCTGTTCGTGGTAAAGCTCTTAGCTTAAACCGCCAACATGGTTTAGATATCCCTAAACAGCGTGAATCAACAGCTAAAGCTGTAGTAGATCCTTTAGCCGCTCTAACTAATATCGCTGATATGACTGTAGAAGAAATAGCAGATAGCATTGATAAATCAGAACGTGGCGTTAAAACAATGCTTACACATCGTGGTTTGACTGCTAAAAATTATGATGGTGCTAAAAAAGCAGCAAAAATCGCAGAACGTAAAGACTAGTAATAGTACTTAACCGATGCTGTTTTTTAAATAGCTAATTAACTAAGCGGAGGTAGGACTTAATTTATATTAAAAATCCTACTTCCGCTTTTTTGTCTGAGAAATATATGAAATTTAACCCAAACAAGCCCTTTGAGTTAAAGGGCGGATTGTTATATACAATCCACACAATGGATAACGGGAAAGACCTTGGCTATCCTATAGTAGGAGAGGTTCAGCTAACCCCAAATAACTGGGTAGTTACAAAGTGGAAAACTGATGGTACTTGTTACCTAGCAGATAAGCAGTTAAACTTATATAATCCAAAACCTGTTGTTAAAGCCTTAGTAGCATTACTACAAGATACTAGAACTAAAGAAGTATACGCACTAGGCGCGTTTGCTAACCTAGCCGACTTAGAAGAATATATACACTTTAACCATAGAGAATCTGCTATTATAGGAACATCTATGGTTAGTTTAACAGAAGGAGAATTCATTAACAATGCAGGTAACTCTAGTATTTGAAGATCGTGAGTCCCTTACTGCAAAAGAGATAACTCAAAACTTAAAACACCTTTACGGAAGTAATGCTGATGTTAGTGTTACTCCGTCTGGTAATAGTCCTGAAAGCCATATTTATTTCGGACTTCAGGAACTGCTTACAACAACACAGGTTCACTCCTTCTTTGAGGATGGTCCAAATCTATATCAGGAAAGATTAGCAGTAACACGTAGAGAGATTCTAAATAAAGTAGAGGGAATTTTAAACCAACTCATTGTAGATAATGAGTCTAAACTAGTAGAAGAGTAACTATATGGCAACAGACATTTCAGGAGTAGTGCTGCATAAGTTACTTTCTAGCCCAGAGGAAGCGCTGGAAGTATTTCCAAAGCTTAAACCTTCTTTCTTTGGTGCTGGGTATATAAACATTTATACAGCTATAACCAAGTTTTACACAAAAAGAAATGCTCTACCCTCTTTCTACGATTTATTACTAGTTAGCAGGGACGGGCTAACAAAAAATAGTATAAATTCTTTACAGGAATTAGAAGTCCCAGAAGATATAGATTGGCTCCTTTTACTAGAGGCGTTAATCGACCAGTACACCCAAGATGAAACACTAACAAAACTAGATACGTTTCTTGATAACATAACATCTATGGATACTCAAGAGATAAAACAAAAGCTAACTGATATTGTATTCTATCTAGAAGAGAAAACGCACGTAGCAGAAGAAGTATATACTGCGGCAGATTTAACGCTGGCAGAAGATGAAGAGTTAGGTACTAGAGTACCTTTAGGTATTAATAATACCTTCGATGCTCTAACAGGCGGCATAGCCTTATCTGAGTTAATATTTATAGGCGGGGAGCGAGGCTCTGGTAAGTCTATTGTTGCTGTAAACATAGTAAACAATCAGTATTTACAGGGTAATGTTTCTGCACTATTTAGTATAGAAATGAGAGCGCAAGAAGTTTACTGGCGCATGTTGTCTTCTATGGCAGGGGTAAGATTCTCAGCCATTAGGAAAAATACATTAACAGATGTAGAAGTAGGAAGAGTAGCTAAAGTTGTTAGTGAAATGTATGTTGATAGTTCAGAACTGTATGAGAAATTCGTTTCTAATAGAGACTATAAGGAATTAGAGAAAGGCTTATCAACAACTAAAAGACTAAAACCAGAAAACCAGTTAGTGATTATTGATAATCAGCAATTAACATTGGCTGATATTGATATGAACATTCAAAAGTTAAAGTCGCAAGCTGGCGATAAGCTAAAAGTAGTGGTTGTCGATTATGTTAATCAGATTGAAATTGAAGACATATATAACTGGCAGTCTCAGATTACGTTATCTAAGGGATTAAAGAACTTAGCTAGAAAGCACAATATTGTTATAGTTGCTCCATACCAGATAGATAAAACTGGTGAGGCTAGGTTCGCCAAAGGACTGCTTGACGCAGTAGATATGGCGATTACGTTAAAAGCTGGGAAGGATTACATTGCTTTTGAAACTACGAAAGTTCGTAACATACCTGCAACTAAGTTCGCTAGTGGGATAGATTGGGAAACCTTGAACATATCTCCACAGGATGCGGTTATTTCTACCGATGATGCAGTTGAGCCTTCTGAAGACGAAGAGAAATCTAAGTTCAAGAAGAAACCTAAGAAAGATGCAAAAGGCTACATAGTTAAAGCTGGAGAGCAGAAACCAGACGATTTACCATTCTAAGAGGTACTAATGAACGTAGAAGAGTTACTAAATAAAAAAGATTTAAAGTTTAGACCAAGTGGTAACGACTACTTGATTGAGTGCTTGAATCCAGACCACGATGATGGTAACCCTTCTATGCGTGTTGATAAGATTACAGGAGTATTCCACTGCTTAGCGTGTAGTTTTGCTGGTAGTATATATAAACATTTCAATATCAATGTATCTATGTTGGATAATAGAGTTTTATTCCTAAAGAGTAAGATACGTGCTATGTATGTGGATAACTTTATAATGCCTAAGGGTGCTGAGCCTTTTGTAACTCCTTTCAGAGACATATCTGTAAAAACTTTGAATCACTTCCAAGCCTTTACACACTCTGACTACGAGGATAGAATAGTATTCCCCATCAGGAATGATTCTGGAAATATCGCAGGATTTAACGCAAGGCACATGTACTCAGACGTTAATCCTAAGTATATATTCGATCCACCAGGAATGTCACTGTCTCTGTATCCTTTTGACGCAAAGCCTATCATGGATTCTATAATCCTAGTTGAAGGTTTGTTTGATATGTTAAACCTTCACGATAAGGGATTTACCAATGCGGTTTGTACTTTTGGTACTGCCTTTGGTGCTACTAAGAAGAAAGAAACTCAAAAGGCAAATATCAACAAGTTGTTAAATTTTAAGTTGCGCGGCGTGTCAAAAATCTATATAATGTATGATGGAGATTTAGCTGGAAGGAACGCAACTAAAAATTTACTTGAATATTTGAGTGATGACTTCATCGTTGAGCCTATAGACTTAGAAGATGATGTAGACCCTGGAAATTTAACACACGAAGATGTAAAATCATTAAAGGAAATGCTATATGACAATGCCTAAAGTGGCTATTATAGACAAGTACCCAAACAATACAAGATACAATCAGTTCTTTGATTTTGACTTTGACTTGTTACACTTATCTGATGTACGAAAAGATAAAATACTAAAGAAAGATATAACTTTAGACATAACCTTACAAGAAGGCTATGACTTCGTTATCCTAGTAGGCGCTGAGCCAGCCAAACATGTGGCTAAAATTACTGGTATAACTACTTCTCAAGGATTTTTAATTGAAGAAAGGTTTCTTCCTTTAACCAACCCTGCTATGGCTAAGATTAAGCCAGAGAGTTTGCCTGCTTTTAATAAAGCGGTAGACAGTATAAATGCTTATATCAAAGGCGAACATGCTGAGATAGCTAAAGTAGAAACGTATTTCATTCAAGATGAAAATGTTGCTATTAAGTATATAACTAAGCTACTAGCTTCTGACTTTAAGTACTTATCTGTAGATACTGAGACAACCTCTTTATACGCTAGAGACGGTTATGTGTTAGGTATCTCTTTATCTCACAAAGAGAAGTTTGGTGTATACATTGACTCAGATTATATCTCTGACACAGTACAAAACCTACTTCAAAAGCTGTTCTTAGCTAAGACTTGCGTATTTCATAATGCAAAGTTTGATATTAAGATGCTAGAGTACCATTTCGATTTTGTATTTGATAAAGTCGAAGATACTATGATGATTCATTACTTACTAGATGAAAGCCCAGGCACACACGGACTTAAGCCTTTAAGTATTAAGTACACAGACTTAGGCGACTATGATAAAGAGTTAGACGAGTTCAGAAATAACTACTGTAAAAACCATAAGATTAAGCGAGCAGACTTTACATATGATTTAATACCTGCCCCAATACTTTCAACTTATGCCGCTATAGATACTGCGGCAACTCTTGAATTATTTAATAAGTTTTTCCCTTCTATTGAAGGCAGTGAAGGACTAACAAACGTATACAGAAATATCATGGTTCCAGCTATGAAGTTTCTTTGTGAAATGGAAGAAAATGGTGTACCTTTTAGCAGAGAACGTCTAAGAGAGGCTCAGGTTATCTTTGCGGCTAGATTGCATGACTTAAAGTCTTCTTTCTACTCATTTGATGTAGTAAAGCAGTTTGAAGCTGCAACTAATAAAATATTCAACCCTAACTCAGTAATACACTTACGCACTATATTCTTTGATATGCTAAGATTACCTACACCAGACAAGAGAACTGATACTGGTGCTATATCTACGGATAAAGAAGTTCTAGAAGAGCTTGGTAAGATTCATGCGCTTCCAAAGGCTATATCTGAATATAAGAAGATGTACAAGATCAAGTCTACTTATTTAGACAAGATTTTAATTGGGCTAGACAGTGATAATAGATTGCGCACAGGCTTTAACCTGACGACTACGACCTCCGGTCGACTTTCGTCTAGTGGTAAACTGAACATGCAACAGCTTCCTCGTGACGATAAGACTGTGAAACGCTGTATTAAGGCAAGAGAAGGATATGAGATAGTCTCTCAAGATTTAAAAACCGCTGAAATGTATATTGCCGCAGTTCTATCTGGCGATGAGAAGCTGCGTTCTGTATTTATTGAAGGCGGAGATTTCCATAGTTCAATGGCTAAGATTGCTTTCAATATTAATTGTCCTGTTGAAGAAATAGCTGAGAAGTATAAAGAACTACGCCAAGCGGCTAAAGCTGTAACCTTCGGTATTTTGTTCGGTTCTGGTGCGGCTAAAGTTGGTGAGTCTATTGGCAAGTCTACAGAAGAAGCTCAAGAGATTATCAATGAATACTTTGGTAACTTCCCTAAACTTAAGAAATGGCTTGATTTACAGAAACAGTTAATTAAACAGCATGGTGAGTTATATTCTGCCTTCGGTAGAAAACGTAGACTTAAAAATGCTTTTTCTAGTGATAGACAAGTATCTGGTCATGCTATACGTTCGGGTGTTAACTTCCAAATCCAATCAGTAAGTTCTGATTTGAACTTAATTGCGGCGTTCAATACACAGCTTCGTATTAAGCAAGAAAACCTAGATGTTAAAATATTCGCACTAGTACATGATAGTATTATTGCAGAAGTTAAGATAGAAGATAAAGCTAGATACCTACAAATAATGGCAGAAGAAACACAGAAAGATATGGGTGTTAGTATCCCTGGTTCTCCTGTTGGTCTTGATGTTGAAATAGGTGAAGATTACTCGTTTGTTAAAGCAGCTGCTCCTGAGATGGACGCAGAGAATGAATTTGCTTTATTAGATGAATAACCTAACATTAGATAAGATAGTATTCCCCGTATTTAAGTTAAGAAGCTATGACAAGATAGAAACCATAGACGGAATAACTACAGTATATACTTACTGGGGAGTATATATCTTGGATAATAAGAATCTAGCGGGAGATACTATAGGGGCTAGACGTGTTAAGATAACAACGGATAATGTCTACAAGCTACAGAAAGTTATAAAGTCTCCTAGGGCTTTAATAGTAGGGGCTACAAGTAAGGATACATACATAGACAATGCTGGCAGGATATTCTCCTATAAGAAGATGAAAAACTGCCTAGTAAGGTGCTATGAAATCAAAAGTACAGTGCGGGCTAACTCGAGAATAATAATTCACTTATATGACCACCCTATTCCCGTTGTTGTACCTATTGCGGCTTATGATAGTGAATATAAGTATGTAACTATTGTAAGATACGGGGAGTATTATTTAATGTACAGCTTAGAAAGAGAGTATGTAAAAGAATTTAAGAAGAAGCTATGAAGGCAGTAATAAGTAATAGAATATATTTAAACTACGATGCAGACTTACTAGAGAAGCTGAAAGGTGTATTAACATACTCCTTTCAGCCTAGTAATCCTGAAGCAATGCCGGAGATAATATGTAACGCTACCTCTATAGGTACTAGAGCGATAACTATACCTTCTGGCAGGGTAGACTTAATCCCTAAAGGTTGGGAGATAGTTGATAAACGAGTTTATCCTGAATATAAGTTCCCCGAAATGGCGGCTAGTATTAAACTGAGACCAGACCAGCAAGAGATATATGATAATATAGAAGGTGACTGCATAATCAATGCACAACCTGGTTGGGGCAAGACCTTTACAGGTTTAGCTATAGCCGCAAAGTTTGGTCTCAAGACTTTGATAGTGGTCCACAATGTCGCTTTGCGACAACAGTGGGAAGATGAATACTTTAAGATGTTCGGTGAGCGTGCTGGTGTCATTGGTAGTGGTAGAAAGGATATTAATAGTCCTGTAGTTATTGCTAATGTACAAACCTTGTCTAAGATAGCGGGTGATGTTGCGGATAAGTTCGGACTTATCATAATGGATGAAGTACATCATTGTCCTGCTTCTACCTTTAAGAATATTATAGATAAATCTAAGGCTAGTATTAAAGTGGGACTGTCTGCAACATTAGTACGAAGAGATAAGAAACATATCCTACTGTATGACTTCTTTGGTAAGAAGTTATTTAAACCTGAAGAGCAGAACAGGATGAAACCTACGGTTACTATGGTATATACTGAGACTGAACTATCTAGTAATAGGATAATACCTTGGGCAACTAAAGTTAACTCTATAGCTAATAATATGCGACACAGGCACTTGATAATAGACCTAGCAAATAGTGCTATTGAGGGCGGGCATAAAACTTTAGTATTAGGAGATAGGGTAGAGTTTCTAGATTATTGCGCTTCACTAACTAAAAGTGCGGTTGCTATAACTGGGCAAACAGAAGATAGAAAGGCACTACTTAAAAGAGTCTTTACAGATATAGGGGCTATATACGGTACTACCTCTATCTTCAAAGAAGGTATATCAGTGGATATTCTAAGCTGTGTGATTTTAGCCTTCCCTGTTAGTCACTTAAATCTAGGTATGTTAGAGCAAATAATCGGTCGTATTACTAGAGAGTACGAAGGTAAGATGAATCCTCATATTATAGATGTATGCTACAAAGGGGCTACAGGTAAAAGGCAGGCAGCCGGAAGATTAAACTATTATATAAATATGGGGTATTCAGTTAAAGAAGTACGAATATGATACTAAGGTACAACCTATTAAACTTACTTAAAACTATGAGTAAGTCAGAGATATTATTTCATTTAGAAAGACGACTAACAGGCAGAATGATAACCGGAAAGGATATAATCGCATCCGCCGAACCCCTCCCCTCATTTTTACTTGAAAGCGAAAGCTATATTTGTTATAATAATACACTAAATGAGAATTTTAGAAATCGCGCTACTATCGAGGAGCGCATAGTATATCTTTACTTGGCAGGGAAGAGAGACTTCCTAGAGTATAAAATGCGAGGAATTACTACTATCCCAGTAGAGTTTTCTGACCTCCCTGTAGAGAAGTTAAGGCTCAACAATCTCTTAGACATAAGAGACAATTTAATTCACTTTAAAAACGTACCCACGACGTTGGGGAAATTCGGAGAAACAAAATGGTAGCATTTGCAAAAGTTAATGGTTCAGCTAAAAAAGGCGAACTAGAGTATTTCAAATTCAAAGACGGAACTAACGTATTTCGTATGTTCGGTGGTATTCTAGCCCGTTATGTATACTGGGTTCCTACTAGAGATGGAAGCGGCTCAGTTCCTATCGAATGTTTATCATTCGATAGAGAAGAAGAACGCTTTACTAATCTAGAGCGAGACGTAGTATCAGAACACTTCCCAGACATTAACTGTGGTTGGGCGTATATGGCGTTATGTCTTGACCCTGTAGACGGCAAAGTAAAAGCTTTAGGGCTTAAGAAAAAAATGTTCGAACAAATCATATTAGCTTCAGAGGATTTAGGCGACCCAACAGACCTTACAGATGGTTGGGCGGTAGCAGTTAATCGTAAGAAAACTGGACCAAAAGCGTTTAACGTTGAGTACACCGTAGAGGTTCTTAAATGCCAAAAGAATAAAGTACCTCTAACAGCAGAAGAAATAGTGATAGTTGAAGCATCTAAAACTATTGACGAGTACTTTCCTAGACAGACAGTAGAAGACCAGTTAGCGTTCTTAAAACGTTCTATTCTTCCAGAAGAAGAAGAAGGAAACGTAGACGAAGAAGCCGCCGCTGAGTTAGCCGCTTTAGACGATGATATCCCTATGTAATCTATAAGATTTAAGCAAACTAAAAAGCCCCGCACGTTGTGGGGCTTTTTACTCTTGGAGAAATATGAAAATACTATACACAGCTGACCTTCATATTAAACTGGGTCAGAAAAACGTACCAAAAGAGTGGCAGAAAAACCGCTTCAAAAAATTCTTCGAAGAGTTTTGTATCCTTGCTGAAGATGCTGACTTAGTAATCCTTGGAGGTGATATATTCGATCGCGCGCCCAACTTAGAAGAACTTGAACTATATTTTCAATTAGTTACGCGCTTACCTACTAAGACGTATATTTATGATGGAAACCATGAGGCAACCAGAAAAGGACATACCTTCTTCGAAGCGTTAAAGCCTGTTACTGAGGCTCTTAATAAGAATGTAACAATACTTTTAGGTGCACAACAAATTGAGGAGGGCGGTCAGAAGATTGACTTTATACCTTACACAGACTTGTATAAGTTAAAAACCGACCAGTTTTCTGACTTAACATCTGATTTATTATGTACACATGTTAGAGGGGATATTCCTCCCCACGTGACAGCAGAAGTTGACCTAACACTATTTAATAAATGGAAAACTGTACTAGCTGGCGATTTACATAGCTACAGCAATAGTCAGCGGAATATACTATATCCGGGCAGTCCTCTTACTACTTCCTTCCATAGAAAAGAAGTAAAGACAGGAGTTATACTGTTCGACACGGACGACCACTCACATATATGGATTGAGTTAAAACTTCCGCAACTTATACGTAAGACGGTAGATAATATGCAGGATGCTATAGCTACAGGATTTCATCATACAGTTTACGAGATTGAAGGCTCAAGCTTAGAGTTAGCAGACATAGACACTAAGAATGACCTTATAGATAAAAAACTAGTTAAGCGAGAGTATTCATCTACGCTAGACTTAAGCAACAAAACCTTGAGAGAAGAAGTAATTATATACTTACAAGATATACAACATCTATCAGGTACGGAAATTTCTACAGTTATGGGAGTATTTGATGATATATATACAAAAACTGCAGTGGAGTAATTGGTTTAGTTATGGCGCTAGCAATGAGTTAGAGTTTACCAACACTTCCTTACTGCAGATTTGTGGTGCTAACGGCACAGGTAAAAGCTCCATACCAATTATACTAGAAGAAACTTTATTTGGTAAAAATAGCAAGGGTATTAAAAAGGCGGATATACCAAACAGAGCCATAGACTCAGCCGCTGTAGATAGTGTAGTCTACTTTTTAGCAGAGGATATTCAGTATGAAGTGCATCTACACAGAAAAGGGGCAAGTACTAAACTGACGTTAATTCAGGATAAAGAAGATATTTCAAGCCATACAGCTACTGGAACATACACCCAAATAGCTAATATTCTAGGTTTAGACTATAAACTATACTCTCAGCTAACATACCAAAGCAGTACAAGCAGCTTACAGTTCTTGAAGGCTACAGATACTGAGCGGAAGAAATTTCTAATCTCTCTATTTAACCTCGATGATTACCTTGCCTTACATGAGCAGTTCAAGAACGAGCATAAAGTAGTAAGTAGTAAAACGACATATATTTCAGGTCAGGCGGATAGTTCTAGTAAGTGGCTGGCTAGTCACAAGGATATGGACTTAACTGAAAAACCCTTTCAAGAACTACCTATAGTCGAATCTAGTGATATAGATGAATTATCTGCTCTTTCTAACTCATTGACCAATATTAAGTCTAATAACGTAAAGATTAATAAAAATAATGCGTATAAGGTCAAGCTAGAGGAGATTGATAAAGACCTTCTAATTTATAAAGAAGATGCCCCTGCAGAATCTGCCCTCTCTAATATAGAGGGCGATATTAAAGTAGAGGCGGCCAATCTTGCTAGAGTTAACAGAGAGCTAAAACTGCTAGAAGCTAAAAGTATAGATAAGACATGCAGTTCCTGCGGACAAACCATACATGCAGAAAATGTAGCAGATATGGTTGAAAAATTGAAGAAGGAGGCGTCTACTAGTAAGTACAAAACCGATGGGTTTTCAGAAACACTAGTTGTTGTAAAAGCATCTGTTGCAGCATATAAGAAGCACAGGTCTGCGGTTGATGAGTTTGAGAAGCTATCTAATTATATAGATGACTCCCTTCCAGAGGAGATAGACTCAGAAGAAGACCTAGAAGTAAGCATTACAGCTATTAAAGCTAAGATTAGAGATAGAGAGTCAGAGGTTAAGAAAGTATCTTTAAAAAATGCAGAAGCCACAGCACATAATGCTAAGATAGAAATACTTTCCGAAGAGTTGAAAACACATACTGAAAAATTGAGTAGTCTGTTTTCTGAGCAGACTAGTCTACAAAATAAGATGGCTGTTTTAGCCACGCTTAAAGACGCTTTTGGAACAACAGGACTATTAACCTATAAACTAGAGTTTGTTGTGAAAGCATTAGAAGAGGAGATAAATAATTATCTTGTCGAGCTTTCCTCGGGACGCTTCCAGATATTGTTTGTCCTTGTAAAAGATAAATTAAATATCGAGATTATAGATAATGGAACTAATATTTCTATTAATGCTTTGTCTACTGGCGAACTTGCAAGAGTTAATACAAGTACTGTATTGGCTATCCGCAAGCTTATGTCAAATATCAGCAAGACTAAACTCAACTTACTCTTTCTTGATGAGATCATGGGTGTGTTGGATGAAGAAGGGAAAGATACCCTAATTGCATTACTGATTAAAGAGAACCTTAATACCCTTATTGTTAGCCATGAATTCCAACACCCACTGGTTCCACAAGTACTAGTCTCTAAAAATGAGCAAGACATTGCAAGTATTGAGAAAGTTAATGGATAGTATGTTAGGGCTAAAAGCCTTAATAAAAAACCACTACCCAGAACTAGAACCTAACGGAAGTAGGTCTCTGTTTGAGGCTGTATGTGATATAGCAGACAAAGTAGGATATATCAGACCAAATAGTTATGACCTTATAGAACCCTATCCCGGTAACTTAGTAGATTTCATAATAGATAAGTATAAAAAAGGGCTTGACTGATGGTAGCTAAAGTAGATTCAAGAGCCAAAGGCGCTAGGATAGAGGCTCAAATAAAGAAAGTGCTTAAAGAGAGAACAGGCTTAAACTGGGAAAGGATTCCCTCCTCTGGAGCACTAGATGCCAAACACGGGTTGAAAGGAGATTTGTACGTTCCTGGAGAAGGTAATCTATTCTGTGTAGAGGTTAAAGGCTATAAAGACGATCATATTAATAGTGGACTACTTACCCATAAAACACCTCAGATAGAGGAGTGGGTAATACAGGCTAGAAGACAGGGCGTGCAGGTAGATAAGAAATGGCTATTAATATTTAAGTTCGATAGAAGTAAAATATTTGTATGCTTCGAAGATGAACCAATAGAAGAGTATAGGTATATATACTATTCACACTTGAACGTATATATGGCGCTTTTAGATGATTGGCTAGAAGACAACCCAAAATTTATAAAGGTATAATTAATGGCTACATCATTTGCAAAAATGGGAGATAAATCTAGTTTTAATAATCTACTAGTATTAGATAGTCTTAACTTAGCATTTAGGTATAAACATGCTAAAACTAGGAACTATGCGGCTAAGTATTTAGAGACTGTTAGGTCTTTAGCTAACTCATACGAGTGTCGTGATATAATCATAACTGCTGATTTTAAGGGCTCAAGCTACAGGAGAGGTATAGACCCTGAGTACAAGGCTAACAGGAAAGTATTAAAAGAGAAACAATCACCAGAAGAAAGAGAAGAGTTTGAAGAGTTCTTCGAGGATTACCTTAAAACTCTAGAGATACTAGAGTTAGCAGGTTTTCCAATATTAAAGTATGAGGGCGTAGAGGCGGATGATATTGCCGCGTATATCTCTAAGTACTACAGTAAGAACTATGAACATACTTGGTTAATAAGTTCGGATCGAGATTGGGACTTATTAGTAAATAAAAAAGTTTCTAGGTTTTCATATGTAACAAGAAAGGAGATTACTTTAGATAATTGGGAACAGCATTACGACTGCACGCAAGAGCAGTACATATCTTTAAAAGTTCTCCAAGGAGATTCGGGAGATAACGTTCCAGGGGTTGCAGGTATTGGACCTAAACGTGCGGCTTCTTTACTAAGAGAGTACGGTAGTGCTTTAGATATTTACGACATGCTACCAATAGACCAGAAGTATAAGCATATACAAAACTTAAATGAGTTCGGGGACCGCATACTGGTTAACTATGAACTAATGGACCTACTCACCTTCTGCGAGGCAGCAATCGGAGAAGACAATATCAAAGACATAGAAGGAAAACTATGAGCCAACACAATCATGACGATTTAAAGTATTTATACCTTACAGAGGTAATATATACCTGCACACATCATACTATTTACCTATCAGACGGGATTGAGCAAAATAGAGAGTTTGACCAAATGATTGCGGCTTTAAGAACCTCAGGGGGGGACGATTTACTAGAGGTTAGGATTAACTCTGGAGGAGGAGAAGTTTCAGTAGGACAGAAGTTTATAGCTCTAATGGCTGAAATATTCCCTGCTAGATCTATTACAGTAATGGAGGCAGAAGCAAGCTCTATGGCAGCTATGATATTCCTAGCAGGAGATAAACGCGTAGTATATGAGCACAGCATGTGTATGCTTCACAACTACAGCGTAGGAATGTACGGTAAGGGTGGAGAGGTTGGAGATAGATACGCTGCAACTAACGGCTCTATGATCTCTTACCTTAAGCTAGCTATAGACCCTTATGTTAGAAAGGGAGAGTTCAAAAGAATTTTAGATGGAAAGGATTTATACTTAGATGCCTACCAATTATGTAAACGTGGAGCTGCTACCCACATCATTGTAGCCGGTACAGAAATAGAAGCTGCGGAGTACGTTAAAAATGTTAAAAATTGATATGGTTTTTGAGAAAGGCTGTTACCCAGAAAAAGCACACCCAACGGATGCGGGATTTGACCTAAAAAGTAATGAAGAATCCTTTACTTTAGAGCCAGGAACTAAAAGAAAGGTTAGTTCTGGCGTTAAGTTAGATATTCCTTCTGGTTACGTTGGAGTAGCTGCTCCTAGAAGTGGATTAGGAACAAAGTTCGAGGTTGTCCTCGCCAATACTTTAGGTATTATTGATGCTCACTACACTGGAGAGGTTTCGCTTACCCTAACCAACAAAGGTAAAGTACCTATAGATATTGCGCAGTTTGACAGAGTTGCTCAACTATTAATTCTACCAGTACCAGAAGTTCAGTTCTTATCCGTACAAACACTAAAAGATTCTCCAAGAGGAAATAAAGGACATGGGTCAACAGGTAAATGATTAAATTAAAAACAATAGACTATCAAAGGGATTTATTCCTTACAGACTTCGCTATAGCTATCTTACAGGATAGGTATTTGAAGCCTGACGAGAGTTCTCCGCAAGATGCTCTAGCTAGGGCAGCGGTAGCTTTCTCAGATGATGAAGCACACGCTTCTCGTATTTATAATTATGCTTCGCGCCAGTGGTTCATGTACGCTACTCCAGTTCTAAGTAATGCCCCAACTAGAAGCTCTTGGGGAGATACTTGGGCTGATAACTTCTTGCCTAAGCACTTTGATGATAAGATTATCGGTATGCCTATATCTTGCTTCCTTAATCATGTACCAGATAGCCGTGGAGGTTTAGGAGACCATTATGTTGAGAACATTTGGTTGGCCTCTATGGGTGGCGGCATTGGTGGTTACTGGGGTAATATACGCAGTGATGGCGCTACTACTTCTAATGGTAGTAGGTCTACTGGCTCTATTCCGTTTATGCACGTCGTTGATAGTCAGATGCTGGCTTTCAATCAAGGAACGTCTAGGCGGGGTTCTTACGCGGCTTGGCAAGGTCTTTCGCACCCAGAAATTTTAGAGTTTATAGACCTAAGAAACCCTACGGGCGGTGATGCTAACCGTAAGTGTTTGAATTTACACCACGGAGTAGTTATTCCCGATAGCTTTATGGAGTTACTAGACCGGTTAGAAGTCGACCCTGAGTTAGACCCTATGTGGGGTTTAATAGACCCAAATACCGACACAGTAGTAGATAAGATAGATGCTAGAGCTTTAGTACAAAAGATTTTGGAAACTAGGGCTAAATCTGGCGAACCTTACGTTATGTTTGGGGATACAGTTAATAATGCTCTTCCAGACCCTCAGAAACTTCTAGGTCTTAAGGTTCATCACTCTAACCTCTGCTCAGAGATTACACTAGCCACAAGCGATGATAGAACCGCTGTATGCTGTTTATCTTCAGTAAACTTAGATAAGTTTGACGAGTCTTCGCAAGACCCAATGTTTATTCCTGACTTAATCCGCTTCTTAGATAATGTTCTAGAGTTCTTTATTTTAAATGCTCCTGAGTCTATGTTTAGGGCTGTCTACTCTGCTTCGCAAGAGCGTAGTATAGGTCTTGGTGCTATGGGATTCCACTCTTACTTACAAAGTAAAAATGTACCTATTGAGTCGGCTTTAGCTATCTCCCACAACAAGAGAATTTTTGACTTCATAGCAGATAGAGCAGACACAGCAACTATGGAGCTTGCCAAAGAACGGGGCGAAGCCCCAGATATGGTCGGTACTGGTGTGCGTAATGCTCACCGCTTAGCTATTGCTCCTAATGCTTCATCTGGTATCATTGCTGGAGTTTCTCCTAGTTGTGAAATGGCAGCTGCTAATGCGTTTACACAGAAAACAATGTCTGGTAGCTTCTTAGTTAAGAACAAATACCTACAGAAGGTCTTAGAAAAAGCTTATCATGAACTGGCTGACCATGCACATGACTTAGGTTTTGAATACCTTGATGCTAGTGATTGGATGGACGACGTTTGGAAGCACATTATAACTAATGAAGGCTCTGTGGCAGGGTTAGACTTCTTAACCACATGGGAAAAGGAAGTTTATAAAACAGCGCCAGAAGCTAAACAGACTTGGATAGTAGATTTAGCAGCAGATAGGCAGAAACGTATATGCCAAGCACAATCTTTAAACCTCTTTTATGCCGCAGATGTAAGTGTAGAAGAGTTATACTACGATTTTAAACGTGCTTGGAAGAAAGGCGTTAAAACTTTATATTACCAAAGGTCTGCGGCAATTCGTAGAGCTGAAGTAGTTTCCCAGTCCGTTGCTAGAATTAAACTAGACGAAGACGATGAATGTTTAGCGTGTGAGGGCTAATAGAATATGGAAGATGTAAAACCACTTTGTAAAATGTTAACAGGTAGAGACTACTACAAGCCTTTTGATTATCCTTGGGCTTTTGAGTACTACAACCTACAGCAACAAATGCATTGGCACCCTGAGGAGGTGCCTTTGCATCAAGATGTAAAAGATTGGAACCAAAAGCTATCTCAGGCTGAGAAAAACCAATTAACTCAGATTTTTAGGTTCTTTACTCAAGGCGATGCTGACGTATCTAATGGTTATTTTGACGAGTACATTCCTAAGTTTAAAAAACCAGAACTAAGAATGATGTTGGGTGCATTTGCTAACATGGAAGGCATTCATCAACATGCTTACTCTTTGTTACTAGATACTGTTGGTATGCCTGAAACAGAGTATAAAGCATTCTATGAGTATGAGGAAATGGCTAAAAAGCATGACTTCGTATTGAAGTTTAAAGGCTCTGAAAGCACTTACGATATAGCTAAAGCCTTAGCTGTTTACTCTGGATTTACCGAAGGTTTACAGTTGTTTAGCTCTTTCGTAATTCTATTAAACTTCTCTAGGTTTAACAAGATGAAAGGCATGTCCCAGATCGTAACTTGGTCTATTCGTGATGAATCTTTACATGTTGAAGGTATGACCAGCCTGTTCCGAGAGTTCGTAAAAGAAAACATAGAAATATGGACAGACGAGTTTAAGCAAGAAATCTACACAATCTGTAGGCATATGGTTAAACTAGAGGATGCTTTCATAGACCTTGCATTTGAACAGGGCGGTATTGAGGGCTTAGCTGCTTCGGAAGTTAAACAGTATGTTAGATATATTGCTGACAGAAGACTTCTTCAGTTAGGTTTAAAAACCAACTACGACATTAGAGAAAACCCCCTTCCTTGGCTAGATTGGATACTTAATGGTGTTGAGCATACCAACTTCTTCGAGAACCGAGCAACCGAGTACGCGAAAGGAGCTTTGACAGGTTCATGGGGCAACATCTGGGCTAAGTAGTAAACCGACGGGTTTTACTTTTTCCAAAAACAAAAAATAAAATTTCAAAAACTTTACGGGAACGCAATGATTTATTCATTGTGTTCCTTTTTGCGTTTTAAGACCTGAATTAAATATGAAAAGCTATTATTTTTGATAATTTGGAAGTAAGAGCTATCATTATGGCTCTTACTTTTTCAAAATAAATAACAGACATAAAAAAGCCCCTTCAACGCAAGTTGTTGGGGCTTTTTTGTACATCAAATTTAAGGGGCTAGAGGTATTCTGCTAACTAAAGAATCTATAGCTTTAAATGCAGAGTTTCCTACTCCTTTACCACTATCTAAGCTAGTAGTTAAGCTACAGTCTTTATCTATAGAAATAGAGCCATCTGTTATATCTCTAGAAGATGATATTTCTAGTGTACAGCCTGTTTCAGTTCTTGCATACTTATACGCTGCGCCTCCTCCTGAGGTACCAGGAGATAGCGCACATGCAGTAAGCATAAAGCAAGTTAAAAGTATAATTATATACTTCATTTAATTAAAAACTCCAGGGTAGCCTTCCAACCACTTTGAATTAAAGCATCTTTATCTTTAGTTTTTAGTTTGAAATCCATAGCTGATATACTTCCACAATCTACGATAATTGTTTTAGCCCAATCTCTTTTAGATATGTGCTTAGTTTGTAGGTTATCATAGATTATATTAAATATATTTATAGAATACTGTAAAACATTATTATGGTTATAAACATGTCCACCCTTAATTTCCTCAGAAGTCTCAAGTTTAATACCTATAGTATCTCCACCTTTTCTATCAAAGAAATTAATTGGGTAGTTGTTTAAGACTCCGCCATCAATATATAAATGCCCCTCTAGCTCTACAGGGACAAAAACGAAAGGAATTGACATGCTAGCCCTACAGGCTGTAACTATGGACATACTAGGGTGTGTTTCTTTTGAGAAAACTACCTGAGTTCCTAAGTCTAAACACGTAGCTGCTATATAAAGGTTCTTACTGTTTTCAGTGTTTGCAAGTTCTGCAAATGTACACTGCCTATTCCCAGTATAAGCTTCTACTATATCTGCTAGCCAATGTTCAAAGAAATCACCTTTATGCTTTCCATACTTGGAAACAAAGCGGTAAGTATCCCTAAACGCACCAAAGCTATCATCTTTAAACTCTGTGTAATCTATAGACCTTAGAGCCCCTTCTATTTCACCGGCAGTCATTCCTAAGGCTAGGAACACAGCAGCGATTGCTCCGGCTGATACTCCTAGAACGTTTTCTATCTGAGTGAGCTGCTTCTGGCTCGATAAGGCAGAGAATACTCCAGCATATGCTATGCCTTTTACTCCTCCGCCCTCTAGTACTAAGTTTTTCATTTATTATCCTATTACTAAGAAGGTATCCAGAGAGCTGTCTGTGCCTCACCCGCCAAACGTAACGCTTCTTTCAATTCTTCGTGGGTAACAAGGGTGGGCGTATTATCTGCCAGCACCCAATAAGTCGTGTCGCCCGCATCACTAGCCGCAACAGCGCGAGCCATGCGGTTCTGTGATATTTCGTCACCATCGAATGACTTGCCCGAAGCCGTTGTTACTACAATTTGAGAAACCGCCAACTCACGAGAAGCTTTGAAGTCAGCCATAGCCTTAGCATCAATCTCAGCTTGTGACGGCACATAAGGTACGTGAGCCGCTATCAAATTAGCGTTATCAACTAGCCATTGTTTAATCTGAATCATGTGAGGTTCTTGGTCATCATCCAATGGGTTAACTGATGTGGGTATCCAGCCAAACTCGTCCGTTAAAATTTCTAAATAAATTGATGAATCATTAGTATATTGTGCGTTTCTATAATTAGTTATTGTTGTCATTATGAAATCCTCAAGCAAACGGTAGGCCCTGTTACAGGGCCTATAGTGCCAGCCCTATATAGATAACCCATTACGCGCCACGTTCCGGCTGGTACTGGGGATGTATCGTACTGGTCGCTCGCGCTTGAAAAGTAATAAGTTGCGCTACCAGCTACGGTTGTTCCAGCACCATAAGTTGCGTTCGCCCTCAGTCCAAGAAATGCATAGCTACCGACAGAGCCTAGCGCCGCCGCCGCCATAGCCGCACCAACATCAGTCGAAGGCGCATAAGCCGCAATAGCCGCTCGCGTAAAAGCAGTAGAAGCTATCCGCGTGTTATTAGAGGCTGTTCCCGCTGTTGGTGCGGTTGGAGTGCCTGTTAGGTTTGGTGATTCTAGTGGGGCTTTCTCCGCCAAAGCAGTATCAAGCCCTGTTACGTTAGCTGTTGTATGTGTATGTGATGTAAGAGCATAAGTACTATGTGTGTGGCTATCATTAACTACTGTAGCTACTATATCTACTGCAGCTGTACCATCAAAGTTAACTGTACCTGTAACGTCCCCTGAAAGGGATATAGCTCTAGTAGTTAATAACTTAGTAGCAGATACTGCATTTGCTCCTGCGGCTAAAGCCCCGATATCACCCGTTGTCAAAACCCTAGTAGTCATTGCTGAAATATGCCCTTCAGCAGTAGTGGTAATACTATCAATGATAGTAGCACCAGTAGTATCTATATTTGTAGTAGCATATGAAGGATGTGTGTACCCAGGAACTAAGTCTTCCCAAGCCGAAATACCATCATATATATATAGCTTATTTAGGTCTGTTCTCCAGCACGGAGTTCCATCATATAGAAGAGTAGCTGGAAACGTTGTTCCAGCATTAAGAGACCTAAAGGACTTATAATTATCTATCATTTTTGTGTGAGACGCATTAAGCGTGTCTGTGTTTGGAAATTCTGTATAATTTTGTGACATTTATTTAATACCCGTCTGATGCCCAAGTGACGGAACCTGTTACATAGGTTCCCGTATTGTCTATTAGTTTAACAGTAAATCCTGTTAAACTTTCACTGCTTATTTCTGGAGTAGCTACTCCACCTATCCCACCCTTAAAAGCTAATATAACATTTGGGTTGCCTGCATTGTAAGGTCTGTCAAATGTTACAGCTATACCAGAGGCAGCAGATATAATTACTGCAGTACCTTTATTATGAATATCTGCCACATCCACGATAACCTTAAGATTATCTAGAACAGGAGTATCATTCGATAGCGTAGTAAGAATAGCCTTAACCTTTGCATACCTATACGCATAGTCCCCCGGCAGAAACTTTTTAAACTGCTCAAAACCCGCAGGACTTCCAGAATCTACTAAATCTTGGAATTGTGTTAAGGTTAATGGCGTATTAAATATTGATATATCTGAAAAAGTTGCGGAAGGTAGCCTGCTAATAAACTCTATAAACGCAAAGGCTTCTTCTATAGGAATAATTATATTCTTAGATGTATCTTCTGTAAATACTAAAGACTCATTGAATGCCTTAACTATGTTATAAACTCTATCAAATACTTCAGAGAAGCTAAGTGATACTGCTTGCTGCATTATATACTGCTTTGTTATATGCTCAGTAAAAGTTAAAGACTCATTAAAAGAGCCTTTAACTATACTTTTAGTTGGTGCAGGGGTTTCTGCAATACCTAACAAGACCGAAACTCCTGTAGTCCAACTAAACGGGGCTGCACTTTCCCAACTATCTACCACAGGAGCGCTTAACCAAGTTTCAGTATACGTATTCCAAGTATATACAGTATTAGCTATCTTGCTTATATTTACTGTATCTGCCATAATTTAATACTAAGCTAACGTAAAGGTAAATGTAATACCTAAAGTGTCGCTTGCTCCTTTATTTATAACAGGAAATACTACCCTATCTAACATAGTTCCAGCAGAAGCAGCATTAAATACTCCGGCCTCTGTAAGCGCCCCAGTACCAACACCCGTACCAAAAGTACAAGACATTGTGAAAATCTTAGTACTAAGGGTATGAGCGTACGCTGCAGCTATTCTACTTAACTCGGTTTGAAGGCCTGTATTTCCAGCAACTGCCGCTGTTGCTCCAGTGCCTACAGCTATATGACTTAGAAGTGCAGGCCTAGAGCCGTTACCCAAAGAAGCACATATAAGGTCAAAGCCTGCATTTACTATTAAGTTATCTCTGTTATATACTATGACAGAAGAATCTGCTTTAGTTAGTGTTGCTCTCATACTGCCCTTGAAGGACAGCATTTGGTTTTCTTTATTATCTTCTACCATTTTAGTAAAGTCTCAGTGAGTTAAAAGTCCCCGAAGGGGTAATAGGTTGAATGCTTGTGGTAGCATTATCAGAATCATATATATTAGATACCATCAGTTTTCTCTCTGTGATGCTTTGAGAGACTGCTAAGGCAAATAACTTATCTGAGGCTAGAGCATATATTAATGTTTGTGTGTTTCCTAACTCATCTACCATTAGCAGCTCTCCATCTTTATAAGTGACCTTAAGAAAAGAGCTAGTAGCTGTATTATATAAAGTAAATAGGAAGTATTCAAACCCAACAGTAAATGCTTCTTCCGGATTTACCCACACTAGTATTGAAAATACTTCTGGGATCGTAATATCCCAGGAAGCTACAGTATTAGGAAGCCTATTTAACCCATCTCCTGTTCTACCAGAAGTTATAAATGTAGTAGCATGAATACTTTCAGCTAAAGCTGTTCCTAAATATGTGCTACTAGTTCCGTCTAGTCTAATAGCATCTACAAGCCCGGCTTTTAAAGACCCAGGATCTGTAGCTATTTCTAAGGTTGTATATACTGTAGAAATATCTACGTCTTGTAAAGGCAGCCAAGCTCTTAGTCCTGCCGTAGAAGAGTTCCACGCAAAAGTTGAAGCGGTCCAAGATAGCGTATCTATTTCAGCAACAGAAGAAGTATAAAACCCAGTAGACTGTGCTTCTGTAAAATACCCTAAGTCAATATCAAATATAAACTCTCCTTGCTGATCAGCAACTGTGGTTAGTTGTACACTATCGGCAACATTTTGAGTATTTATATACCTACCAGCATAGCTGTCTAGTTCTTTATCTACAGTAACGACTACGTTTCTGTAAGGTATTTCAGCTATAGCAGTAGTAGTACTAGAGGCCAGATAGCTGTAAAGCCCATTAGAGCTTATAGCTTTAAGTAGAAAAGTTCTATCGCCTTGAGCAAATCCAGCGGCTAGATTTAAATAAGTAGTGTTAGTTCTTGTTACAAAAGTAGAAGTGCTCCAAGAATTGCCCTCTCTTACTTCATATAAAGCAGCCCCAACTAAAGGAGCCCAATCTAACTGTATATTATTAGCTGTTTGTGTTGCTATAAATCTTCTTACAGAGGCAGGAGCCTCTAGTGTCAAAGTGGTAGAAGTTATTAAAGCAGATAGGTTGCCTGAAGTATCCTCAGCCCTTATTAAGTAGAAGTTGTCCCCTTCAATGGCTGAGGTATGCTCAAAGGTAGTGCTGTTTATAAGCTCTGCTAATACCTCTGCCGTTTCCCATGACACCCCATATTTAATAGTATAACCTTTTAAATCTAGGTCAGGTACAGGATTCCAGCTTAAGTTAACACCTGTTGAAGATGTTAAAGCTGTAAAACCTGTAACATCTGCTGGAGGTGCTGTTTTACCTAAAGCTATGAAGTTTTCCAAAAGTGCAGGTTCACTAGACCTTTTACCTAAAGAATCTATGCTGTACACTTGGAAAGAATACAATCCTACTTGTGTATTATATATTGTTACATTTGCTACTGTTACATTATTTCCATAAGGTACCCAGTTTCCTGAATCTAACTTATACTCTATATAGTATGAAGTACTGTTAGATATAAAATCCCAAGAGAGATCAATTCTGTTTAATACTGTACCAGATGCTGAGATATATAAAATTTCGGAAGCTTCTAAGTTAGTAGGAGCTGCTGGGTTAAATGACAGCACAGATATAGAATCTGTTTGAAGCTGCTCGTCTTTGTCTATAAAATCAAACTTAGAAGGGTTGAACTCTACAGCAGTAATCTGGTATATATTAGGCGACTCTTCTGTTATGCCTAAAACTCTAAACTGCTGAGCCTCTACTTCCTGCTCTGAAAGCATCCACATGGCGTTTGCTTCCGGTGTCATAGAAAGTGGAGTAGCTAGTACTATCTCGGAAGAAGTGCCGTAGTTTATAAAATCATAGGTCTCTATAGCTCCTAAATTAGACTCTCCATACTCTCCGTTTGGTAATAACTTTTTAGCATTGTAGGGCATGACTACAGAAACTGTATAGTTTTTATCTGGAGAAAAAACAACATCACTGTCTAATATTAGTTTATTAGCTTGTGAGCCTTTTAATAACCTTCCAGAATATCTGATACCTGCTCGGCTAACATCTGCTATCTGTATTATTTCTCCCGGCTTTATAACTGAACCGTCTAAGCCTGCGGCAAATACTACTGTTTCTGTCTCTAGTTTTTCAGAGTATAAAAGCCACTTACCTAATCTATTAGCTTGCCCTCTAGAGGTGCAGCCAACGGCTACTACTTCTGCCTCTCTAACGCCGTACCTTAGTACTGAATCCTTATCCTCTACATACTCCACTTTAGGCTTATATAGGTTTCCTGGATCGTTCCACGTAACTAAGGCTATACTATGTCTCGCCTTAATCGAGGTACCTGAGTAGGTAAACTGCCCACCAATAACATTAGCTTTAGAGAAAATAGCTACAGGGTCGGAAGGGGAGTCTTGAACAGTGCTTAAGCTACCGCCTGCCCAATATGTCATTCCTCTAAATACAGATACTAAGCTCTGTAGCACTTTTATAGCATCTTCTCTAGTTTGCATATAAATATTAAGTGTAAACCTGCTTTCTTGCCCCCCGAAACCATCAGGAACAAGCTCATCACAATACTTACCTATATTATATAAGTCCCATTTATCTATTTGAGACTCTTTAATGTAAGAACCAAGCCCATATCTAGTATTAGTTACTAGGTCATAAAAGCACCAAGCGGGGTTATCAGTCCAAGCTACCTTAAATGTACCGTCCCAAAGACCCGTATATATTTTTGTATTAGGGTCGTAGTTTGTGGGTATTTTAACTTTAAGAAGTCTTACATGATAAGATCTGTCAGGAATTCTATCAAACTGCTCCGAATCCACAGATATAAAAACATAGGCGCTGTTTGGGTATGAAAGCTTTTCATCTATAATAGAAGTATATGAATCCCAGTATAAGTTGTTAACAAGAGCCGAGGATGCAGAATCCGCAGTTATTCTAGTAATTTTAACATCCCACGGGGCGCTACCTGTTAGCGGTATTGTTATACTTCTTTGATATTTACTATTAGTTTTACCTGTGATTCTAGCAGTACCAACCTGATAGTCTCTAGTTAGAAGTATTCTAGTAGAGGTTGTAGGTATGCCTAAACTTTCCCCTATAAAACCGCCAAAGATACTAGTACCCCCATAATAAGAATCTGAGTCTGCATATGTTGTAGTAGTTAACACACCAGAAGGCACATGAACAGTCCCACTGCCAGATACCTTGGTTACTCTGAAGCTATAGTTTGCACCTGTTAGATTATTAATTTCAAGAGGTAAAGATGCTGAGGCCGTTGTTGTGCTTGTTGGGTTTGAGAATGTAGGTGTTGATAGTACAACCCACCCTCCCCCTACATTATCATTATACTCTATACTAACGTTAGGGGGTGTTCCCCCATATAGATTAATAGTTTTATACTCATATTGGGCCCACCAGCCAGAGAAAGTGGTAGTGGTAATTCCGAAAATATTAGTGGTAGTAGTAGTCTCTTTTTCTATACGTACTTGTTTAGAGCCTACCACGGGTCTTTCCCAGACCATACTACCATGTAGTCCAGTAGTCTCAGCCCCCGTACTTATAGTTATACTAGCAGCATTAGACGTAATAGAATCAGGAGAGGCCGATACGGTTCCATCTGTGACCGTAGAAATAGGAAGGTCTTTAAAACCACCCCCATTACTTTGCACAGAGATACTAAAAGCTATAGAAGAGCCAGAAATATCGCCATTAGTAGTGTTCTGGGAAGTGAGCCTAGGCACCCCCAGAGTTAAGCGGAGTCTATCTACGTCTGGGTCTGAGATTGTTTTAGTAACGGGCAGGGATTGGGTTATCTCTATACCAACCCCGCTTTCCACCTCTGTACCTTTAAAATCAGAAACAGGAGTTTGCTCTTGTGACCCGTTTCTAAACTCTAATGTAACGCCTGAGAAATTAGTACTACCATCTCCATTTTGTATTGGTGTGTCATTTAATAATACAGACTTTAACCCAGAGATTAAACCCTCTATTTCCCCTTCTCCTAGAAGGTCTAATACTTTAGCAAACTGCCTTGACTTAAGGCTATCAGGAGCTTCTACGGCTACTCGAGCTGCTCCGCCGCCGCCGCCTTTTCCTCCGCCCCCTGCACCCGATATGTATGTTTCTGACATTTAAATATTTACCGTAGTTAAGCCAGCACCTATTACAGCACTACCTATTAATAATTCTCCGTAACCTACTGCAACAGGATGTCCTTGTGCAGTAGTATTTACAGCACCTCTAAAGTAAAAAGAAGGTGTGTTTTCTGGTGATTCTGATGGCTTCGGTGTATCTGGCTGGGACATAAACAAGGAAGATACACCGCCTAATAACAAAGACATACCTATAGCACCAAGTACTGTACTTACGCCTGCTAAGAAGGTTCCTGCAGTTGCTCCAGCTAATGCCCCGATGCCGCCGAAACCTGCCCCAAAAGAGGCTAAACCTCCGGTAGCCCAAATAAGCGCAACACCTAAAACTACCTTAAACACACCGCCTGCTCCATCTATGACAGGCACTATTCTTATTATTTGTCTTTTAGAGTACGGATTAAATAGTTCAGACTCTTCTATGTCAGAGTCACCAATTAGTATAGAGTACTTACTATCTGGTTTATCAAATTCTTTTTTTAATTCAGGAAAGTTACATACTAAAGCCTTTATGACTTCCGCTATGGACTTTACCTCTAGTTTTAATTCTCTAAGCTCGCATATTTCTGCAACGCTACCATATAACCTTACTGTTGTAAGTTCCATAATCTACACCTTGTATCTTGCTATAATACTAATATTCTTTAACCAGAAGCCTGTTAACGGCACTATACTAGATAGTCTGCCTGTTACATGGTGTAAAATATTGCCGTCTCCTAAATATATAGCTGCGTGGTTTGGGACAGAGGACATCAACTTTATAAGTATAACATCATATATTTGAATGTCTACAACCTCCTCAAAGCCTGAAGCTGCTATATTATCAACATATAAGTTCTCACCCTCTTCCCACCAACCCTCTACATTATGTACTTTAGGTATTACAATCCCTAACTCTTTCTCATAGAACTCTATGAGAAGAGAGCAGCAATCGGAAGTGCCATACTTAAAAGGCCTACCTATATATTTTCTTGGTTCAATGTTCTGTGCCTCAAAAATGCCCAAGTGTTTTTCTCCCAATACCCACCATACACTGCCTTACAGGAATTCCTGTTAGCTAAATGGTGTAAAATTATATTGTTCCCTAAATATATAGCCCCATGGTTTGGCACAGGGGAACCAACTTGCATAACAATTACATCATGGACTTTTGGTTTTCCAGAGGTTATTATATCAAAATTAGCATCATCTGCCAAGTCTAAATACATGTTTAGCCCTTTATCCCACCAATTGTCTTGTCTATAGTAGTTATCTATATGTATACCTAGCTCACTAGAGTAGTAATCCCTTACTAGACTAAGACAATCTATTACCCCATGAAAGAAAGTTCTACCTTCCAGAGGTAGAACTTTATCGTTTGGTACTACTAAGGTTTCTGAGCGTTCGGGCAGGGAAAGTATTAACCAAGGCACTTTTCCTTGATTACAAGACACCTTGTCTGCTTCCGAAGGGGCACTGTTAGACCAAGAGTGACTGTGTATAATATACACAATATCCCCCGAGTCTTCTGCCTTAACATAGTCTCTGGGGGATATTGTAAAAGTATTTTCTGCGTTGCTTGATATATTTTGGCAGGGCATATATTCTAATATGCCCGCCTTTGAAACTACTATACCACAAGACTCCAAGGGGAAAACTCTTTCCGCCTCTAAGTATGCAGCCTCTACTACGTGTTTAAACATTAAATAGCCCCGCCCCTGGAAAACCACCGAAGGGTAAAACACCGTTTTGCCCGAAGCGTAAAGTACAAGCATGCAGTGATTTACTGCATGAATCCTCTGAAATCTCCACTGTTGGGTTATCTGCTGCATCTGCTACAGCCCCTCCAGCATATGAGCACTCAGAGCTCCTATAAGACCAAGGACAGATGTTCTGTATTATTTGTCTTTTAGGTACTTTAAGCCCTTCAACGTCCCAATTAGAAGATAACTCAAACTCTATAAGCGAGGCATTTTCAGATACTTTCCTATCTATATAGAATACATCATCATCAAAGAATACATTCGGGTCTGCCAGCCTATTCCCATCCGCAAAGTTAACTGCATCCAAATACTTCATGAATGTTCTTTTGCGATTAACTTTAGCGCCAACTAAATCATCTAAGGTTCTAGTTAAAGTGCCTATAGTCCCAAGTATATTAGATACTGTTATTGTAGGTCTTGGAATTTCTCCGTTACTACTAACATCGAAACCTCTAGCCTCTATAGGAAAAGGTAAGTACTCAATACCTTGCCAAACTACACTAGTATGTAACTCATTGGTCCCAGCATGGAAATAATATATAGAATCTCCAAGCTCTGTTAAATCTAACGAGTATAGAACTACTAAAGAGCCTGCCGATAGTTCTTGAATATCTCTAGCAATATAAGGTGTTTCTTTATAGAAAACCTCAGTTACTCTTTCTACTATATTTATAACCGCAGGAGGTATTGTTAGTATTTGCGTTGCCGCAAAGACCACAGTATCGAAGCTGGTTACAACTATATTTTCTACTGCTGTAACAACCCTAATAATAGGCTTAAGCACTACAGAGGTATCCCTAGGCGTAACCACTAAGAAATCTTGAGTTGTTACTATATCTACATTTTGTACAACAGTAGTTGCAAACTCGGTAACTACTAGACTATCTGTGCTAGCATCTAACGCTCTACTTATTGATAAGGCAGTGGGGTACTCTATAAATAGTAAACTACCGGTTAAGGCAGGCACATCGTACAATATGCTAATACTAGTGTCTAGTCCGGTTACTGTTAAACTAGGAGTATTCGGAACTACTAATTCTCTATTATAAAAAACGCTAGTAGTATTTTCAGTTACACTTAGAGACGCAGTTGATATATCTAATTGATTATTAAATTGAATATCTGAAGCATTTGTGGATACAGCTAGCGTTTCAGTGTTTAAAGTGGTAAGGTTCTGGCTTACTTTAATATCTGATTCATTGGTAGTAACTGCCAAAGCTTGCGTGTTTGCAGTTAGTAAATCTCTGCTTGCATTAACATCTGCTACACTTTCTACTACTGTTAATGATATTGCGGCACTAGTATCTACACTCTGACTATCTTTAACATCAGATACATTTTCAGACAGTAGTAGACTAACAGTATTAGGTACTACTATATTTATCTCACCTTCGTCTATAGTAGCTGAAAACGTAGTTACTGTAAAGCTGGGTGTATTAAGTGTTGGCACGCCTAAAGCGTCATTAACATCGGATACTTGTTCTGCTACTACTGATCCTGGAGTGTTTAATGTAGTAAGTGCTAAATCTAAATCATCTGGCTTATTTACCCAGTCTATAAACTGGAACTCACCTGTAGTTCTAGAAGTAGGACTGCCGCCTGTAGCTGCGGCTACAATTTCAACCTCAACTAGCGAGCCGTTTGCTGTTCCAAGAAGTGAAGCGTTCCAAGTAATAGAACGAGATGCTTCCGTAATACTAGAATGTGTCCAAGTATCAATAGCGGTTCCGCCGTTGATTCTTGTCCCATTTTCTCTAAGATAAGCGTTAAAAGTAGTGCTGCTTACGTTTGCTGTTACTCTATACTTAACTGTAAAGCTTTGTAAGCCTGCTCCTGCTATAGGTGGGTTTAAAGGAGTAGGAAAACTGACAGCAACTACGCTGTCAGTATTATTGTCTGCCGCCGTTAACCACAGACCATCATCAGTTTGTATATCAACTAATGCACCGGTTAGGTTAGATTGTAGGAGTAATCCATCAACTGTTAAAGGCATTATTTACTCCTTATTTTATGCTAGGGTAAATAGTCCTGAACCGTTAAAAGTTATAGAAATATCACCTGTTTGAAGGCTAATAGGCGTGGAGCCTGCGTCTGTTGTCATATCAATAAAGGCTAAAGCATCGCCAAGCCCTGCACCGGCTACAGTACTATAAACTATAGCAGCTACAATGTTTGTAGGCCCTGAAACATCCTTAACCCATGTAGGTACTGTAACACTGCCACAGGTCACTGTTCCACCCGATTCTAACCATGTTAGTGCAACAGTTATACCGCCAGCAACATAAGATGTGCCACCTGTAACTTCTGTAAAGTCGTCAGTATCGGGGCTTACCGTACCAACTGCAGGAAGAGTAGTAACTAGCATAACTTTAAAAGTATCTGCCTGTAGGTCTACTAAACCTGATATATTTTTCTTAGCTTCGTTAAATACTGTTAAAGTACCTTGTGCCATTTTATTTTCCTATTTTTAAGATTCGTAGACTATATCGAAAGTAACTGATATAGTTCTAGTTATTGGGGATGAATAAACCTCTTTCCATGAGGAAGCTACAACCTGTATTGCTGTTGCCTCTCCTGGAGGTGTCCAAGTAAAAGACTCCACACCTTTTCTAGCTTGAAAAAACCCTACAATTCCTGCAGAATCTTCTAAGCTTCTATTGTTGAAGCTTATGCTCCACTTTTTGCTGATAGTATTAATACCATCAGCCAGTCTTTGAGAATACCCATCCCCAAACTGAGCAGACAGCACCCTTGGGGAGCTGTCTGAAGAGAATGAAGTAGAAGGTATATATGTAAATGTTGCCATTATGCTAATAAGCCTCCTGGGCGTTTTTGTGTCATTATTTCAGCTTTAACCGTGTTAGAAATCATTTTAGCCAACTGTCTAGCTTCTTCATAGTTGGCCCCATCTCCTGTTGCGCTAGTAGTATCTCCGCCGCTAGCATCTATATTAATGTTAACTACAACACTACCGCCTGAGCCAGTCATATTAACTGGAATAGTTCTACCATCTGGTAGAGGTACAACAGCTTCGTTCATGCTTCCTTCACCTGCAATAGATGGTTTAGTTGCTATACCACCTTTTGCGAACATAGGAACTTCTATAGCTGCAGCTTCTACACCTAACCCATAACTAGTTGCTCCAGATGCCGAAGTAATACCACCTGCTAAGGCACCACTAACTCCTCCTGTGAATACACCTATGGCTGCGCTTACTGCAGTACCTAATAAGCCCCCAATACCCCCACCACTTGATGAAGACCCAAACAGTCCAGAGATATACTTGAAGGCGCTACCTAAGTTATCCCATAAACCTGAAAATAAGTCTTTCAACCATATTCCTACATCCATGAAAGCATCTTTTACTTTTTGAGTAACTTGGGTAAATAAGCTAGCTGACTTAGAAGCATTATCTGCCGCTAATTTGCTAGGGTCTTCACTGCCAGACGCCCCTCCATTTCTTGTATTTGACGCTATCTCTGCTAAATAAGTAACTTTCTTTTCTTCAATAGTGCTAAAGTCTTTATTAAACAAACTACTGGCTATTTGACGCATGCCTAAACTAATATCTTCTTTTAGGAAGCCTGCAAGCGTATCACGTAATGTTTCAGAGCCTGCTATAAACGCATCTTTTATAGACTGCATAACAGTAGAATCGCCTGAGAAACCATCAACTAAAGCGTCTGTGAAAGCATCACTAGTTTTAGTGAAAGTTTGAACCATTCTATCAATATCATTAGTCATAGAATCTGTGAAGTTTTTAAGCTCTTTCTTCAATGCTTGACCAAACACACCAATAGCAGCTTTATTATCATCAAGGCTCCCAAACACACGGAAACTCTGAGTCTTTTTAAGTGCTTCGAACTCTCTTTCTTGTAAGGCTAAAGATTCGTTTTCGTTTATGATTTTAAGCTTTTGGTAGCTTAAAGTATCTTGTTGAAGCTGCGCTTGTTGTTGTAGTAAAATTGTTGAGTATGCGGTAATTTCCCCAGACTCTTTCTTTTTATTTTGTTTTATTATTTCTAAATCTATTAACCTTTGTTGCTGTATAAGGTCAAGGGAAGCAGCCATCTCTTTCTGCTTATTTAAGCCTTCAGTAGAGGTAACTATGTCGCTAATATTCTGTAGCTGCTCTTCATAATTAGCAGTACCGTAACTTAATTGCTTATTCATAGCTTCAAGCGTAGAAACGTTCAAACTTAATATTTCTGCTTCATTTTCAGAGTTTTGCTGCCCAGACTTACGGGTAGCTGTAGCTCTTTCAATAGCTAAATCTATTCCCAATAGTTCACTTTTCTCTTTTTCAAGAAGTTTTATAGATTCAGACTGCGCAGCTACTTTAGCTTTTTGTGCGTTTATTTTATTAACATCATCACCTAAAGCGTTTACTAATCTAGCTTGGTAATCTCTCTCACTAGTAGCCACATCTATCTTAGTAGCAAGAATATCTCGCTCGATAGTTCTTCTAGCATCAATTAAGTCTAAGTTTGTAGCTTCGAACTCTGATAGTTTTTTAGAGGCTGTAAGCTGTAAACCTAGTGCGGTTAGTTTGTCTTTATTTACAATATCTGATGTTTCTTTTATCTGTAATCGTCTTTGCTCTGCTCTGACTTTAGCTATATCGCTTTCTACAGAAAATTCATCTAACTTAACACCTAAGTATCTTTGTGTATTTGTGCTTAAAGAAGCTAAAAATGATATTTTTGCCTTGTCTCTTGTAAGACTACTAGTTCCTGATATTTCATCAAGTACTGGAATACTATCTAATGCTGCTAAACCAATATCAAACTCTCTTAGTGTTTTAGACGCAGAAGAAATGTTAGATGCTGCTAAGGCTGCTTGAGATATATTAGAACTTATACCTTTTGAAGACTCCTCCATAGCACGGAAGTTACCCTGTAACATTCTAAGAGGTTTTGAAGCCTCTTCCATTGTACTTTTTAAGATTAATACCTGCTTAACTAGTGCTGTATAAATTTCTTCATTTACTTTTGCTTCAGCTTCTACTCTAGTTTGATCAAATCCCTGCCTCTTACTTCCAAACGTTAACTCGCCGGCATCACGTCTAGCCCCGAAAGTTTTAAAGCTTCCAGTACCTTCTTGTGCTGCTTTTATATTTGCGTCTAGCTCTGGGTTCAGCACTCTCACATCTATATTAGTTACAGCTTTAGTCTGTGCTATTAACTTTTCTACCATCTCTAGCTGATTAGTTATAAGCGAACTACCGCCTGTGACAGAGCTTAAAAACCTGTCAAAGAACGTCATTTCTTTCATAGCCCCAGCTGCTTCTATTAGCTTATCCGCTGCTGTTTCCAACGTGCTAAAGGTATTTACCAAAGCATCTATAAACTTTATTTGACTAGTTAAGTCATCTGGTGTATTATCTAACCCTCTAGCTAATATTAGACTTTTCTGTATGCCTTCTTGCTCTTCTAAAAGCTTAGAGCTTTCTTTAATTGCAGTATTAAACTTATCATATGCTGGAGTTAATAAACCTACTGTTGTAGCTAGAAATTTAAAGCCCTCAAAAGCTATAGTAAGCCCCGCCGCTATAGGCAGCAGCTTGCTAAAAGCGCTAAATGCCGCCTTACCTGCATAAGCTACAGAGCCTAAACCTACCGCTAACTTAGAGGTTAAAGTGCCTGAGGATAGTACAGCAGACATATTTGCTCTAAAAGCTGTAAAGGATACTGCAGCTAACCCACCCTGTATTCCTCGACTAAGCTCCTGTCCCATACCTATTGCTGCAGCTTTGAATCTTGTAGTAAATATAGAGATATTAGTTGCCGCCGCACTAAGTCCTGTTTTTACACTTTCCTTTATTAGTGCCTGCCCTCTAACAGTTCCTGTCTCATAGCCTTTTACTAACTCTCTGGCAAGATCAGTACTTATGTTTTTTCCTCTAAACTCTACCGTATCTACACCATTCTCTATAGCAAATTTAGTTTTATTTCTTAAACTAGCTATGTAAGGTTTCAAAGACTTATTAACTGCGGCTAAGAACTCTGAGCCACCAAGACCGTCTTTTACGGCTTTAGCTATAGCAGAAGACCCAGTTCTAGAAAATTTAAGTATTTCTGGGTTACCTGCTAGTCTTGATTTAATGGCGCTACCTGACTTAGCCTTCTCCCCCTCTATAGAGGTGCCGAGAGAATTTTTTAAGTCTATAGCTTTCTTTTTAAGGATATCTATTTGTGCTGCTGAGTTGCTTATACTTGTAGCAAGTTTATCTTGAAAAGCATCGCCTAAGCTAGCTATGGCAGGTATGGCTAGATTTAATAATGCAGAAGATAAACTGATAATAGCTATAGTAATTAAAGTACTGTTGTCTGCCAAAAATCCTACTATACCCGTAATTGGTCCAGATATGAAAGATAATATCTTTTGTCCTATATCTAGAAATTCTGCCGATAGTTTTTGGTAGGGTTTAGCAACAGCACCAATGTTAGCGTACTTATCTTCACCTTGTTCTAATACTTGATTAAGGATAGCCTGTGATTTTTCAAAGGTTGATAAGTCTTTAGCGGCTTTACCAATACTTTCACCATACTTCTCAGAAGCATCTGTAAGTCTTAGTATAATACCGAACTCATCTACTAACTCTGGCTCACCCTTAACAACAGCTTGTACTAATCTATTTACAGCGTCAGGAACGTTTCTACCTAAAACAGTAGCCGCCTTAACACCTATAGTAGTTAATCTCTCTAAACCGCTCTGAGAAATCCCAGCAGCAGTTGAAAGGTTAGCTATACGCATAGATTCAGCAAAGGTTAGGGCGCCATCACTTATTTCTTTTAAACTTCTAGCAACGCCAGCATAGTTTATACCAGTAGTTGCGGCTAATTGTCTAGCTGACTCTTCCATTGCAGATAAATCAGCACTAACTTTTAATATATGAAAGGCAGCGGTAAGAGCAAACACATGTGCAGCAACGGTAGCATACGCTCTAACTATGCCCCCCATTCCCTGTGCCTGCTTAGAAAAGTTCTTGGTATTGTTGGCTAGGCCAGCAGTACCTTTATTCATTCTATCTATTTCACCGCTAGTATCTTTAGCCGATCTTTTTACTTTATCTAATCCGCCAGCTAGTTGTAAAACACCATCTGCGCGTACTTCAACTTTAAGCGTTTTAATTACTGTGCTACTTGCCATTTGTTTTATTCGCCTTTTTCTTAGCGTAATACGCTATGTTATCCTCGTCTATTAGCATTATATAGCCTAAATACACTGCTTGTAGATCTTGTGGTACTTCATGTAGTTTAAATAAATACTCAATCAAGGATAGATCTTTTCCCGTATAGAGACCAGAGAAACCATCTACAGTAGACTTTAGCAGTTTATATACTTGAAGAACCTGTAGAATATCAAAGGTTAGCTCTGAGTCCTCTACAGGCATTTCTTCTTCTATAGGCTCTGACCCTGTTATCTCACAGGATTCTAAATATCTAGCTTTAGTTAGCCCTTCTCTAGAGGCTGCGACAAATCTTGTTAATAAAGATATGTCTAATTCTATACGGTCTTGTTGAAAAGCGAAACATCATTGATAACAGCCATTAGCCAGTTATCAAAAGCTGTTGAGTTTTTTACAAGTGTAGTAGCCGCTTCTGCAGAGAAAGGAAACTCAGCTTCTGTGTCTGTAACACTAGATAAGTCTACAGGCATTAGTTCTGCTAAGTATTTGATTTTTAAACCTGACCAACCTTTTAAAGCCTCACCAACATATAACTTATAAAATAAGTCATCATCAATTGCTTCTTCTGGTTGTCTTGTTGTTTTATTAAAGCCAATAGTTGTGGCTTGTTTTCTTAGTTTTTGTAGTAAATCTCTAGACATGTATTGCAGATTAACCTCAAACCCTTTAAGGTCTGGATCTGGGTATGCAAGTGTTATCAAAGAGCTTGCTGATAAAAGTGATTTTAATTCCACGAATTTAATTCCATTATATATAAAGACCCTACCTCTATATACATTATATAACTAAAAAAGCTAGCCGGGAGAGTAGGGCTCCCGGCAATACATGTCAACACGTACTTTCGCTCAAACTATCTTGCTACTATACAGTAGCGTAATATCTAACAAGTAATTCATCTGTAGTATCAATATCCTGACCTAGAGCTGAGAAAGTAATATCTAACCCAAGAACGTCAGCAGTAGATACTGCAGGAATTACCAAATGTGTATGTTTCATATCAAACTCTACACGAGGAGTAGCGTTTCCGCCAATTTTTAACAATAGCTCAAACTCTTGAGTAACTGTAGAAGTATCTGAAACTAAGTCAGATAATAAACCACCAGAGTTATTAGCGCCAGTGTTTAAGTAACAAGTTACACTACCTGATACACTACGTGCGCCAGTGAATGAACCAATAGGTGTATTAACAACACCAAGTTCTTCAGGAGTTAAGAATGTAACACCATTATCAATAGTTAAAGAACCACCAGTGATAGCAACGTTATAAGCTTTAAGTGCGCCTGTACCACCAGTTTGAGCACCAAGACCAACAAAAGCTGCCGTTTGCAGTGTTGTAAATAGGTCATCAACGCCAGGTTCTGTTACACTAACAGATGATGTAGTACCAGAAGTTATTGAAGTAACAACTAAGTCGCCGTCAACTAAAGCTAAGTAAGCGTTATCTAGTTGTTGGTTTATTTCATTGATTACTTGAGATACTGTTCCGCCTGTAAGTACTGGAGAAGTTGCTGCAGGATCAATAGTAATAACTTGAGCTGCTGCACCATCTACTGCTATCTCTGCTGTATAGCTTGTAGCATCTACAAGAGTATGTAGATCAGTAGATAAAAGAGCAGTTCCAAAGTCTACTGTCCAGCTTGCTGATGTAGTGCCTGTAGCCTTGCTTAAAGACATAACAGATAGTTTATTAGTAATAAACTCAGCTGCTGTATCAATTGCTAGGAATTCTCCAGTTGTAGGATATGTTCCTACAGCTTTTTCAGTTACTGCAGAACCTTGACCAGACCATGCAACCATTGCAATACCGTCAATAGAGAAATCTACTTCAGCAGTATTAATAATTACGTCTTCTACATGGTATGTAGTATTTTCTAAAACAAAGTAGAATTGTAACTTCAGTAACTCATGAACGTTTGAATTTTCAAAGTCAGCTTCGAAGTATGACGCGCCCGATTTAGTATTTACATTCAAAGGACCAGCACCAACTAAAGCTTCCCAAAGCACACGCTCTACAGCGTTGTGAGTAACATTGAAAAAAGGTCTAGCGTACGTACTTACGGAAACAGCTGCTGGGTTCAATGCTGTGTTAAAGATTTTCTTACCACGAGTAGGTGATTCACCTGCTTCTGATACTGTAACTTCCTGCGTTGCTGCATCTTGTGAGAATGAGTATCCGTCTAATACAGGGATCTCAAACGTGTCGGCTGAAGTCCAGCCAGTTTTAACAGTAGAAACATATAGTTTAGTACTGCGGGATAGGTTTAAAGACATTTAGATCTCCAATTTTTTAATTTAAACATATTAGTAGTTATCCGATAATTATCTTTATACGACTAATACTTATTTAACTTGATATTGAACTATCAAGTCTACTTCTGCTACGCCAAACGGGGCTAGAAGCCCCTGATCTGTTGTAATAGATCCTATTCGTAAATCTTCTATTTTATCACTTGTATCTGTATCAAAGATAAAGTGTATATTGGAATCTACTACGTACTCTATATCTTGTAGAATACTTTCTAATTCAACTAGCGGGTTTTCGTCTGAATTAACATATATCTTTATAGATACAGCTAGGTAGCCCCACTTGAAGCTTGCCGGTAAATACTCGCGCTGCTCGCTTCCTGGTATTACACATAAGTGTGGGAAGTCATTTACTTCGTCCCAGAATATAAGCTTATTAGTAATATTATTATAAAGATTAGATGTATAAGGCGCGCTGCCGTCTATTTCTTTTAATAGAGATATTAATTTCTCTGTAATTTTAGACCTTGCTGACATTATAGTATATTCTCTCTAGTTCTAATTTGTTTTTTATCCATGACACCTTTAGCTATTTCTTGGTTTAGCAGGTCTCTAATAGCCCTGCCCGCAAGAAGACCTGGGTCTCTGCCTCTAGACCTCCAAGGGTCTTTACCTCGTCCACCTTGAGATACATCCTCAAAAACCTGATAAGGGCTTTCTTGAAAGTTATAGTATGCAGTGATACTTTTAGCACTTAGAGAAAGTCCGGTAACCACCACACTGTTTGCAAATCTTCCGCTTTGAAACCTTAAGTATCTACTACTTGAGGGCTCCGATGAGTGGTGCATTCTGTTGGCTACGGCGTCAGATATATTATCGTTTAAGGCAGCTAATATAATACCTAAACTAGCAGCACCTTCTTTCATCTCTCTAGGCTTAAACTCTCCTGACTTAGCTAGTTTTCTAGAAACATGTGTATCAGACACTGTTGGGAATGTTTTAGAAATACTCTTAGCAGACTTAGAAGTAGCGTTAGGGTATTTCTCAGACATAAAGTTTAACATATTGGCTAAGTCTTTAGCAATGGTGGCGATAGGACTGCCTGCCTTACTTGACGACAATTTCTTCGTTAGGTTTGTTTCTAATGTTTTAAAGCCTGTCTTATAGCTGTTGTTATTAGGTATAACTACAGATACGTTAGTTGAAAACATAGAAAGTTGCTTAGTTAAAGCCAGAACATACCCAGTTGTTATCTGATACTTAGAAACTACATCAACCGAAACCTTTCCAGAGTCTACAACAGTATGTGGCTTAACATCTTTAGCAGGTCTTCCGGGTTTACTAACTGCCTTAGCTTGTAAACTGTCCAATACCTTAGATAATCTCAAAGTGGCCTTATCTTTGCTGGTTGTTACAATAACTATATCATCTCCGCGTTTATGGTACAGATGTTCACCAGGGCCTATACTACCAAGTACTTCAGCATTTATTCTCTGAATAGAGCCTAAAGGTCTACCTTTAGAGCCCCCTAAGTTTTTTAAAACTACATCGCTATGGAGCTTTCTAAATATTATGCTTCCAGCAGCCTCTCCTAGGCTATGTATTAAATCCTTTTTAGACAGGGAAAGGACATATAGCCCTTTTACTGTCTCTCCGGCGCTTAAGTCTAGTGCCTTCCCTACATCTTCTTCTATAGTACCAATGAACTTACTCATTAGTATATAATTCTATATAAGTCCATTACCCTCTTAATATGTGGGGGCAATGTTTTAGCTGTTGAACTTACTACCTCACCAACCATTCTTAGAGACTTTTTAGCGGTGTAGTCTTCATTCTTATAATAGTCTACCAAATCTAGGCAGGCTATTTTTAAATCTTCTGGGGCTACTTCATAGCCTCCGGCATATACTACCTTTAAACTATGATGTGCATAGCCTGTAGAAAAGAATGAGCCTGTTACTGTCTGAACAGTGCCTTCCTCTAAATCTACAAAGTAATCTGTATTTTCTACTAAAGCAGTCTCTGTTACTCCTCCGTCGGAAGATACAGATACAGAAGCTATAGTTATTATAGGTATTTCATCTAGGTACACTAAATCAGTACTAGTGCCGTCGAAGTATACTGTTAAATCTGCTCCAGAGTAGTGGTCTACAAAGGATCTATTACAGTAGTTTTTTACTAAAGAATTTACAGCAGACACTATATATCTTATTTGGTCATCTTTATCTGGATTGGTTATTCCTTTATAAGTCTTATACTCATCTAGGGTTACTAATTCTGCCATTCTTTTTATTCCTCACATACAAAAATGGGGGCTTTCGCCCCCATCTTAATAGTATTTTAACTACGCTGCGTAATTAAGTACTGAAGCACCAACTGAACCGATGATTGGGATGAACCCCATACGTCTAGAAGCAACTAATACGTTGCGTTGAAATTCAATATTTTTATCACGTTCCATCATTAAGCCACGTAATTCACCTTTGATGAAGTTAGCAGTATTAACTGCTACTGCTGCTGCATTGCCTGCTGAGATAGCATCGAACTCACCAGAAACAATAACTGGAGAACCGTTGATTGAACCAACTTGACCAGTTAATAGAGTAGCATAAGGCATACCAACTTTATCTACAGTACGGAAATCCGCATCTTCGAGTAAGTCGTAGTATACTTCAGAACTAACAACATACATAACGTCTGAAGGATTAAGACCACGAATACCTAAACCACGACGAACTGTTTGCATGATTGCTGCAGTTGCTTTATCAGCACCACCAATTGATAGTGTAGTAACAGCATCACCACCAGCATCTAATGCTAGTTTACAGATACCTTTGATTGGATCTGATGCGCCTGAACCTAAACCACGAAGAATCGCTTGGTCAGATGATTTAGCCATTCTGCGAGTAACAGCATCTTGGATAATAGGAAGTAAAGGAATGATTGAATCTTCTTCTTCTTCATAACCTAAGTACTCTTTAGCAGCTAGTTTATAAGCTGTTAATGTAGTATCAGTGATGTCATGTTCAGCAGCAGTACCAGTAGAAGCAGCAGTTTCATTATAAGCTGCTGAACCAATCCATTGACCGTAGCCAGCTTCAGGGTTAATTGGTAAATGCATTTTGTTTGATGTCATTGCAATATTGCGGAACAAAGGCTCAACAACTAACTGTCTACGGATATCCGCTAACAATGTTGTAGAGAATTGTTGTTCCCAATCTTGGGTTAATGCTGAGTGATGGTCTGAAGGTGCTTTTTCTAAAAGTCTACCAGCATATGTTGTAGCCATTGCAGATTTACCTAGAATTTTAGCTAGTAAAACAGCGCTATTAGCGTCAACACGTGCAATTTCTACACTTGATTTTTCTTCAAACTGCATTTTGCTTTTTTGCATAGCAGTAACTTCGTCTGATTTTTCTTTTAACTCAGCACGTAAACCATCTAGGTTTTCGCCTAAGCTCTTTTCATTATCTTCGAAGCGCTTTGTTAGTTCAGCAACTAACTTCTCTACGCCTGAATTTCCAACAACAATTGATGCTGCTGCTTTGTCTGCTGCTGCTTTTTCTGTAACTTCTAAAGCTTTAGCCGCGGTATTAGCATCTGCAATGCCTTTTGCGATTGCTGCTTGAATTTCTTCTGGTGTCATTTGTATCTCCAATATTTCTGTTTTAGTGGGCTTAGCGTCGTCTGCTTTAGATGCAATTGTATCTTTCTCAGTGTTCGCTTCTTCCGATTTATTTTTGTCTTCTAACTGTTCTTCCAAAGAGAACCCTTTTTTGAAGTCGCTGCATTCATCCACCGACTCAAACTGTTTTGCAACACTAAAAGTACTGTGTTGGTTAGCAGGTACGCTTACCACAGAGACTTCCATTAGTTCCAAATCTTTAATTACGAAAATATCAGTCATACTATCGTAATCAGCGTCTTTAACCATAAAGCCTACACTGAAGCTTTTTAAGACACCTTCTTTAATCAGGTTATACATATTTCCAGCAGCTTTACTAATTTCAGCTGTAATAAATAGCCCTTTAGCACTAACTGTATGATTAACCATTTTACCAATAGGATTATCATGTTTATGATAACCTAATATAATAGGGTTATTCAAGTAGTCTGAAAGTCCGCCCTTAGACCAGGCTTCTTCCAGGATCACATCGCCACTTCTATCTTTATCTGTAGTATTAGCCCAACCGGAGATAGTTAATGTTTCGTTATCGTCTCCTGCGGCTTTTTCAGTAATGGCGAAGTTAGACGTCAGCCTTAATAGCTTTTTAGTCATATTTTAATTCTCCGGTTCATGTGTTGGCGCTCCTCCTTGTGTAGGGTCTACTGCACTTCCGGCTATATTAGCTGGCAGTACTAGTTCGTCCGCAAAAGGTTGATCGCTTGCTTCTAGTCTTAGCCTTTCTCTGGCTTCGTTTCTTGTGATAACTCCAGCATTTACTAAAGATGTATAGTAAGCTGATTCATCACGAAGGTCAGGTCTTAGCGCTAGAATATTCTGGTATACAGGTTTTAAGTCGTAGCCGAAGAAACTTTCTAATGCCTGTGTTAGCTTTATTACTAAAGGTATAACAGTGTTTGTGTAGAATAGTTTTTGGTTTGGGCTTATGTTAGCATTATTACCAGCATCTAAAAGAATTGGCGGAACGCCTATAGCTTTTAAAATCTTTCGCTCTTGTGTATCTATCGAGTCCTGAAAGTCTAACTCTTGGAAATTAGTAGTACCCAAGTTTTGTATATCAAACTCACCATCTAGTATAATAGGTCTACGTCCACCACTAGTTGGATTATATAGTCTTGACCAATCTGCTCTGACTCTGTCTTTTATTTTCTTTGATAAAACATTGGGAGTTTTAAGTACTAAACCTGGCACTGTTCCGTTCTTGAAAAAGTTTTCTTGAAAGGTGCTCATGTTTTGAAGAATTCTCAAACTAGAGTTAGCTGATATTAGTCTCGATGTTCCTCTATATATAGAGGTAGAACTATTATCTCTTATGTGTATTATTTCATTTGCGTTATATGTAACGCTTCCAAACCTATAACCTTTTATAAAGTTTATCTTATCTGTTAAGATTTCCATCTTATTAGCTGATATATTATAAAGGTGCGCCCCGTCCCAATAAATAAAGGCATTACCTTCAAGTAAGATATCTATGTAGATATTGCGCTTGAATACGTCTGCATTTGTATAGGGATTAGGTTTAAAGTTTAATAATTTTTCTAGTTTAGCAGGTCTTACATTACTATCTGTAGTAGCT